GGTCACTGCCTGCCGCAATCACTGGATCTCGCCTCGATGGAGGCCATCAAGGATTTGCAGGCGCTAGTGGAGCAGATCGAACGCCCGCGGAGTGCGCGACGGGGGGCGCGTCGAGCGATCGCGGATGAGTCGACGTCCTGATCACGAAGACGCAACCGTTACTGTTGCGCGGTGGTTACGGCTGCAAGTGCGGACGACGCCATGCGAGAGGATGGTGCCCGGAGCCGGAATCGAACCGGCACGGCCTTGCGGCCTCCGGATTTTAAGTGCCTTCCAGGTGCAGTCAGTCCCGAAAACCCGGGACTTTTCGGCCAATCTTGAGCCTGGATCGGACCCCAGCAGCTTACCCGCGTCACAGGCGCGTCACACGCCAGGCTCGTTCTTCGCGCGCTTTCGGGCCATCTTTCGCATGGCCTGGTCGTGGTGTCGGTCCTCGAGATGGGCGTAGCGACTCGTCATCTGCATCGTGGAGTGCCCCATGAGGTCCTTGAGCAGCCGCAGGTCGACGCCGGCGTCGATGGCCCAGGAGGCGAAGGTGTGCCGCAGGTCGTGGAATCGGGCATGCGAGAGCCCGGCCTTCGCGCGCGCCTGGTTGAAGTCCTTCCGGAGCATGACCGCGGTGACCGCCAGCGGTAGCCGTTCGCAGATGTAGCGGACATCGGCGGCGACCGGCACGCGGCGGGGGCGTCCCGATTTCGAGGTGGCCAGCCAAAGTGCCCCGTCCCGGTAGTGCTCGGGCCGCAGGCTGAGCAGCTCGCCGCGACGCAGTCCGGTGGTGGCGGCGAGCCAGATCGCGTCCCGTGTGCCCTCGTGGACCGCGTGCTGGGCGATCGCGGCGACCTGGTGCTGCGTCAGGTAGATGTGCCGCTCCTGGTTCTCGCGCAGCAGCTCGACGCGCTTGCCGAGCGGGCTGTCCGTCCAGCCCCACTTGTACGCAAGATTGCCGAGGCGCCGGAGCATCGCCAGGTGCCGATTGATGGTCGCCGGCGTCCGCTCATGGCGCTGGCCGTCGCGGATGATGTCGGCCGCGGCATCGGCAATCCTGTCGATGGGGCGGTCGCAGAACGGCCGGATGACTTTGGCGACGTAGGTCAGGGACTCGTAGGACCGGAGCGCCGTGGCGCCGGTCTCTAGGTAGTCGGCGAGCGCGTCCTTAAGGGTACGACTGGGGCTGAGCCCGACGCGCTCGCGTTCGAGGTCGCGCCGGAGCTTCGCTTCGACTTCGAGCGCTGTCGCCTTGGTGCTAACAGTCTGTCGAGCACGGCGTCTGCCGACCTGTACGTCGACCTGCCAAGAGTCACCGCGCTTACGGACGGGCATGTGGTCTCCTCGGCGCTGCTGATGGCGGCCAGCACCGCCGCCTCCGTGAACCGCCACCCCCGGCGGCTCGGGGTCAAGCGTACCGCCGCGAGCCGGCCACCGTCGACCAGGCGCCAGACGGTCTTTGCGGAAACCTTGAGGCGATCGGCCACCTCGGCGGCAGTCAGGAGCATGGCTTCTCCAATCCGCACTCCTTCAGCCACGCGCGCAGCGTTGCCCGGTTCAGCCCGAGCCAGCGGGCAGCCTTCGACTGGTTGCCGCGCGCGGCCCGCATCGTCGCCTGGAGCATGCCGCGCTTTGCGGCGATCAGCACCGTGTCCGCGATGTTGCGCGACTCGGGCTGGTCCGCGATCCGCTGCTCCGCGACCATGTGCGCGGCCGCTTCGAGGTTGATGTCGTCGGGGTTCATGGTATCCCTCACTTCGGAGGCCCCGGCAGCATCGGCGGCATCTTTCCCGACGCATAGGCTTCGGCGATCTGCGGCAACATCCAGGTGCCGACGCGCTGATTCCCGGGCAACACGATGTTGGCGAGGAACTCTTCCTCGAACACGCTGATCCCAGACTCGACGGCCTCGAGCTTCGCCTTGATGACGAGGGCGAGTGCGCGCCACCGCTGGCGGCAGGCTTGCTCCCATTCCGCCTCGGCCTGCTGCGCGGTGCGCTTCGTTTTGCGGTTCGGCGTGAACCAGAAGCGCTTCTCATCCTTCGCCGGCAGCGGCAGATCGAACCGGATGCGCCGGCCGGCCATCTCGAACGCGACGAGCGCATTCGCGCCGCTCCACCCGCACATGAAGCCCGTCGCGCCGTAGCGGCTCAGCGTGCGCTCGATCTCGCCTCGGCTTCGCTCGCTGCTGACGCTGGTGTCCTGTGCGAACTTGCTCACTGCCCGCCCTCCTCAATGATCATGGAATGCGCCCCCACCAACGGTACACGGTAAACGCAAACCGACAACTGCACCGGCGGAACCTGCGGTATGCCCGGAACGGCGCCCAGCCGAAAGGGGTATCACTCACCGCACACCCTCCGCACGATGTCGTCAATAATCGCCTGCTCTTGCGCCTCGCTATGCCGGTCGCTGATGGCAAGCTGAGCTGCCTCCCGCGCCACCCGCTCGACAATGGGCAGGATCGCGTCAGCATGATGCCGCCAGCCGAAGCGGCTTTCGTCGTAACCCTCGCCCATTTCGACGCGGCAAAGAGCGGTCATAATTTCGTCGTGCACGCTCATCCCTCGGCCTCCTGCGCCAGTGCGGCGCGCTTCCCGCAAGTGCATTTGTTTTCGTCTTGCCAGAAATGCCACGGGCAATGCTGCTTGTGAGGCGCTTCCTCGCCCCAAGCCCGCAGCCGCTTGTTCTGCTCAATCAGGCTGCCATTCTGACCACGGCACGACTCAAGCAATTCGGTGGAGCGAGAAAGCTCAGCCTCGGCTTTCTCGGCGCGCCGCTGCTCATGCAGGTGCTGGTGTTCGGCCATTGCGTACCACGCCATGTATTGCGACAGTTCGGTTTCAGCGTGGCGCTGTGCCGCGTGAGCGCTCTCAGACCCCGCCCGCAGGGCCGCGAGTTCGGCTTTGTGGTCGTCAATCGCCGTTACGGCCTGCATTGCTGCGCCTTGAAGCTCGTCCCAGCGCGGACAGACGGGACAGCGTGCTTGGTCCGGGTGGTGGATAACAAACCGCTGCAGGTCAGCCACGGCGCCTAGTAGCCGTTCTTTTGGGTTCATCGTCATCTCATCCCCTCAAATGGAGGGCGGCTGGCGCGGGCCGGGTTCCTCCCGGAACGGCCGCGATCTCGCAACCCTCGCCGCGCCAGTCGCCCATAGTCTTCACGCCGCCACGCTCCCGTACCGCTTGACCAGTTCATCCCGCGTGGCCCACCACCGATGACACGGCGCGCCCAAGCGGCGGGGGTCGAAGATGTAGACCGACGTGCCACGGGTGTTCTGCTTGCATTCGGTGCCGTCCGGGCGCAGGAAGTGCACCCGCCCGACGATGTCGATGATCTCGCTGGCGCGCGTGAAAATCTGGCCGTAGCGCTCCTCGCCGTTCGGGCTGGGGAACACCATCACCGTCAGGAAGCCGTGCAGCTGCTCGTGGATCGCCGTGTCGACCCACGGGTCAATGTTCGAGTAGGGCGGGTTGCAGAAGCCCCTCGTGGCGTTGTCGATCATGTGCCACTTGATCGACAGGGCGTCGTGCTCCTTCGCGTAGAACTGGCTGCACTTCGTGTTCGCGCGCGTCGCCGCCAGGTCGATGTGGAAGTCGAAGCGATCGTCGAGCCACTCGAACAGCCACGGCGGCGTGCGCCACTCGTCGCGGTCCTCCTTCGGCGTTCTGCTGTTGTGCTGGGCCATCAAACAGATCTCCGTCCAATAGGGTGGCCGATCACGATCGTGTAGAGCGGTCGTCTGATCGTGATCGCCGATTTCGGAGTTAACGACTCACCAACAAGATGGGAATGGACGGCGCGCTCGCAGTAGCGACACACCTTGCCCAATTTCTTCCGTCCCGCTTTCGCTGTGAACTTTCCGGCGCCGCTCACGTAGTGGACACATCCTCGTCGACCACTGTTCTTTGCCCGTTCCCGTTCACGCTTGCCTGGACGTCGAGCCGATCGACGCTGGTCGCTCAGCTTTCCCATGGTTGGTTCATCCTCCTACTCTGCGGTTTGGCCATTGAGAAAATGCAGCCGGGAAGCGCGGGGAAAGGACAGACACGCAGGGGAGGAGGAGCTCTCCGCGCCGTGTACCCCGGCTGCGTGAAACTACTCGGCCGGCGTGATCGCCTTCAGCCGCGCGCGGGCCTTCTGTCCGATGGCCGTGCGCATCGCTGGGTCGGGCAGCGCGCGCGCCAGGTCGCGGATCTCGTCGAGCCGGTCTGCCGTCGTCGCCTTGTCGATCATTGTCAGCAGCTCGGCGTAGCTCGGGCCTTCGTACGTCTCAGTCGAGTCTGCCGGCGGCGCGGCGGGCGGCGTCTCGCGGTCGGTCACCGCAGCTGCAGGCGGGGGCGGGTCGTCGTGGATGGTCAGGTCGACGGCTGGCGCTGCGGCTGGTGCAGGCTCAGCCACCGCCGCAGGCTTCGGTGCGATCATCGCGTTGAGATCCGTCACGTCGTAGGTGCGCATGTCGGTGACGGCGCCGGACGGCCCGCCGTTCGCCGCCTCGATGTCCTCGAGCTCGTCGACCACGGGGACGCCCATCAGCACCTCGGGCGCATACAGGCGCACCAGGAGCGTCGCCGCGCGGTACGACAGCATCTGGCGCTGCAGGCCGCGGTACTTGTCGTTCTTCGCCCAGCCCTCGGCGCGCGCCATGTCCATCGACGCCGTGGCCTCGACGACGTCGCCGCTGCCGTCGTTCATCGTCGCGTAGGCGGTCACCTTCAGCGTCGACTTCTGGACGTCCATCAGCTCCTCGCCCTCGTGGCGGAACTTGATCCGCGTCGAGAACACGCGGCTCATGTTGGCCTGGGCGATGATGAACTTCGCCGACCAGCCGGGCGTGCCGTGCACGACGTACAGGTTCTGCAGGACCATGATCGGATCGGCGCCCAGCCGGTGGGCCATGTGCAGGGCGACGAAGCAGTCCTCGGGACGGCCTTGAAAGTGCTTCGGGATCAGCTGCGTCTGCGAGAACTGCAGCGCTACCGTCATCATGTGCTTGTAGAGCACCGGGTTCAGGATGGTAGCCATCGGGCTGTTCATCGGCACGAGGTCGGCCGGGATCTGCGACGCGGCCTCGGCCAGGGCGTCGCGCTTTTCGGCTCTCGTCGCCGGGAACGTCAGATTTTCAGCGGGTGCGGACATGGGTGCTCCTCCTCAGGAGATTGGAACGAACTTGGCGTAGCCGGGCATGCCCAGCTCGCGGATGTCGGCCGGATACGATGGCCAGTCGCCGGAATCCATGCACTGCGAAAGCGTGGACAGATCCCGGATGTATTGACGACGCCCCTGCTCAATCCATTCGCGGGGCAGCGTGTAGACGCCGACCTGGTAGGGCGGTTCCTCCTCGACGGCGATGAACACGAAGGCGCGCGGCCATTCGCGGATCGCCTCGCGCGTGCCGTCGGTGTAGAACGCGGCCTGCACGTGGTAGCGGTAGTCGTGGATCTTGCGCGCGAACTTCGACTCGGCCGCGCATTCCACCGGCACCTTCTTCAGGTCGACGATCACCTGGTGCGCGTGGTTCCAGGCGTCCAGCTTCGCCTTGCACAGGCGCCGATACTCCGGGCAGAACTGGTCGATCCAGAACACCGGCACCTCGGGGATGATGCTGGTCGGCTCGAGCAGGATGGACGCCGTCGGGTGGGCCCGTACCGCTGCAGCCATCGCGTGCGCGCGGTCCCACTGCGAAGGGTTCGCGATCGGATCGTCGGTCGGCGAGTGTGAGCGCAGGATGGTCAGGCCCTTGTCCTCCTGCGCGTCGCGCCACGCGCGCGCCTCCTTAGAGGTGAAGCTCGGGTACTCGGAGCGCACGAAGCGCTTGTCGAACTCCTGCGGCTCGAGCACGAGGCAGTGGAACGCGGAGCCGACGGCCATCGCATCGGTCTGCGGGTCCGGGTGCTTGCGGCGCCACTGCGCGAGCGCCGGCGAGATCGCGAGGTCGTCCAGGAACGACTTGTTCGCCCCTGGCGCCTTGCGATACTCGTCCTCGGGCATCCCCGGGTGCATGCCCAGCTCGGGCATCGGCCGCGGCTGCGGCACTGGCATCTGGTCGACTGCAGCGTTCATGCGGGTGTCTCCTGATGGGTCAGCAGGCCGGCGATCGGGACGTCACGCATCCAAATGTGCCGTGCGTACTCCTCGTAGGTGTCCATGTACCGGAGCTTCGTGTTGTGCAGCCAGCACGAGACGACCCATAGCGCTTCATCGGGTCCAAGCTGCGCGAAACGGTCGCCGCACCGCACGAGGAAGTACCCGCAGTCGGGCAGTTTCTCGATCGTCAGCGGGATGTCATGCATGGTCGATCTCCTTCATCACGCGCCGGACCATGCGACGCACGGTGCGGTGCTCTGCCGTCACGTCGCGCTTCAGCATCGCGTACTGGTGACGGTCGTTCGGGCCGCGCACGATGACGATGGCGTGCATCAGGTGGCGGATGATCTGGATCTGCGGCTCGGTGCTCACGACTTCTGCTCCCGGTGGTAGCGCTCCCAGCCGTCGGTCCATGCCTCGCGGAGCGGGCCGTCGGCGTAGTCGAGCGGATAGTCGAAGCGGGTGAAACCGCGCTGCGCGTCGCGCCAGCCGTCCTCGCGGGCTCGCTCGATGTCCTCGTCGGTCACCATGGCCACACCCCCGGGACGCTGATGCCGGGCGCGAACAGCGCGCAGAGCGCGAGCGCATCGCTGACGCGGCGCCGCCAATCGAAAGGCACGGGGCGCAGATAGTCGGCTGCGGTGCTCATCCCATCACCCTCCCGCTCGCAATGAGCGCAGCCGATGCGGCGTCGCACGCGGGGCAGATGTCCGCGAGCTGCGCGGGCGTCATGTCCGCCGTGTGCTGGCCGAGCGCGACCAGCAGGCCAAACAGCGCGTCGGCAAGGTCGGGCGCGGCGGCAATGAATTGGGCGTCGTCGTCGCTCGCTGTAGTGGCGACAATCCAGCCTTCCGCACACCGCACGGCAGGCGGGCCTTCCTCGATGTGCCACGGCACGAAACGCCACGGCCCCGGCGTCGGCCCGCTCACGACTGCGGCTCCGCGTTGAGGGCGGCGATGAGGGCGTCGGCGAGCACGACAGAGCGGGCCACTATTGCCGCATTACACGGACCCTTGTCATAGCTCGCTGACGTGTCGTTTGCGCACAGCCCCTGCATCGCCAGCGCCGCGAAGTATTCGCGCTTGGTGACGCCGCCGTAGTCGACGCCGTTCACACGAAACGGAAACGCCATTTCGTCGCCGCTCACGACCGCATCGCCAGTTCTTCGGTGAAGTCCCGCCCGCGCTCGGCTGCCGCGCGGCGCTCTGCCAGCGTCTCGGCGCGGTAGTCGGCTTCGTGGCCGTCGTCGAGAAGCACGTCGAGCGACGAGCGCGGCGCGCACAGGGCCTGGCGGCGCTTGCGCATCTCATCCTGGCGGACGTTCACGAGCTTGTCGGCGAGCCGCGAGTCCATGACCGCGAGCAGGACGTCGGTGATCCGCTCGTACAGCGCGGGCAGCTGGCCGTTGCGACCTTTCAGCCTGCACGTGGTGACGTCGGCCAGCAGATCGAACAGCGCGTCGACGCGCCGGTCGTCGAAATCGATCGGGTTGACGTGGCGCCGGCCGGGCACCTGCTCGCTGCGCTCGGTCAGCAGCAAGCGCATGGCCTTGATGTAGTCGTGCGGGGTCAGCTCAGGAACCCGGCGCGCGCTCAGCGCGGCCAGGTGCTGGTCGAGTTCTGAGTCGAGTCCGAAGCCGATCATCGTTCTGTCTCCCCAGTCGGCCGGTGGGCCGGTGCGTAGGAGACAGTTTAATCACGAAATGTGATGTGTCAACACATTTCGTGATGTTCGAAGGCAAAAGAAAACCCGCCGAAGCGGGTCTCAGAACAAGCATCGAGCCGGCATGGCTAGTTCATGTATTTAGCCGCCGCGAAAGATAGGCCAGCACAAGCAATTGCCAGCCCGATAATCCATTTGATGATCGACGTTTCGGCGCGCGCGATTTCGCCGCCCATTCTCTCGAGTCGCTCGGCAGTGGCAAGTGACGGGAGCGTGGCCTTGATAGATGCCACGTCTTCGCGGACCTTGGTCATCGACTCTTCGAGTCTGGAGATTCGCTGTTCCAATTCGCTGCCTCCGTCGGTTGGCCCGCTGCTGTTGGGGCCCCCCTTCCAGCTTGAATGGCCCGAGACCACATTGTTCATGTTAGGTCACCATTTGAGGGCGGCAAAGACGATTTCCAGCTCTGGAGCACATTTGAGGCAAAAATTCTTACATTTCCACAATGCAAGCATTGAAGTGTTGAGACTGGAAGCACCGCCGAGATAGCGTCCATGCGGAACGTTCCCGCGTCATTCGTACGAAAAGCTGGGATTCCGGGTACCGATCCGTTCTCTGGGGCCTGGAACGCCCATGAATTCTTCCCGCAAAGGTTGCACTTTGACGAAATCCCCTTCTCCTTTAAGTACCGATCCATCAGCTCGGCCGAGAACGCCCAATTCTCTGGCGGCTTGTTTTCCTCTGTCATACCTCAAACCTCGTGGATGAAGCTGATTGCCTCATCGGCCACCATCGGCGAATAAGTCATTTACGTTCCCGCGTGGAGACTCAATTGCACTGCGTCCGCCAGCCACCCGCGCCGTCGGGTATCGTCGAGCACGATCGCGGGATGTCGATTCCCAAGGATCTGAAACAAAGAAAGCCCGCCAGGAGCGGGCTATGCCAAACTTCGGACGTCTCCATCTCAGTAATCTTCATCCTCTTCTTCGGCAGCTTCTTCCGCGGCCTCTTCGCATCCTTCGATGAACGATTGACTGTTGCCATCACAGTCGTCCGGATCGGTTATGCCTTGCTCCTGTGCCCACTCGTAACCTGCGTCATGCCCTTCACCAGCCGACGCAGGTATGGCCCAGCAAGCCGCCAGAATCGCGACCAGAGCCAGCTTCAGTGACAATGGTAGTCTCCTGTCTTCGTGTTTTGGTGGCAGCCGTTCGCGTCTGTGCCGCCCGAATGAGCGAACGCGGACCCAACGATTGAGAATGCGCACAATAGCGCGAGAATTGCCTTCATGTTCTCCTCCCGGCGGCAAAGTTGCCGCAGCCTCGTCGTTATTCGTTCTGTCTCAGCACGGGCGAATGGGGCCCTTCAGCGACCATAGCCCCAGCCATTGTTGCGCTGACTGCCATAGTTGAGCGACGGCGGGTTATAGCGATAGGGATCCACGGTTCCCGACTTCCCGGAATAAGGGTTGTAATTCCCTTGCGTCGAGAAATTGTTGAGCCGACTGCTGTCGGGGCTCGAGCGGTAGTGGGGTTGAACGTAGGTCCCGTCTCGGCGCACATATCCGCGGACGTAGTCCACGGCCCAGGCTGGCGCGGCAGCCAACATCAAGAGAACGATCGCGGTCTTTTTCATAACATCCTCGCTTGCTATTCAAAGTACACCTGCTCCCGCAGAGCGGTTCCTTCCTGACGCGTTTCGCAGGACGTCATTGCCCCCAAAAGTTCAAGTTCCTCCGGTTCTACCTCCTCGCAGAGGTTCCGAGCCTTATCCGAACCAATCAACGACCCAGGACGGCGGCCCAAATATCAGTGACCACGCGCCTATCGGGCCCGTGAAAATGTAGAAAGGTGGGATCAGCCCTAGCACGAACATGCCGAAGCTTCCGAACTGGATCGCCATCCACAGCCAATAAAGGCCTCCGACCATCAGCAGCATCATGCCTATTACGAGGCCAACACCGGCGACTCCTACGCAGGCTTCGCTGAACTTCTGAACGAGCGCTCTCACAAGGCCTCCTTCGCGCATTGCGCGAGAATTCGACTGAGAATTTAGTGTTCAGATGGGCGAGGGCGCCGCAGCTGCTCCTGCGCCGCCTCGATGCGGCGGTCGAATCGAGCCTGGTCTTGCCGTCGGGCTTGCGAGTAGAGGCCCTTTACCGTCGGGATCTCGCTGGCGATGTAGTCATTGATAAGCATCTGCACGTGTCGCTGGACGCCAGCCGGGAGAATCGACCAGCCTTCCGCGATCGCGATTGCGTCATCGCTGAGATTTAGAATCCTGCACAGTTCTTCGACTTGATCGGCGCGCTTTTTCATTTTTCGTGGGCTCCGGATTGTTCTCGTGCGTCCGTGCCTCTGTCGTGGACAACCGGTCCTCCAGGATCCGGTCGATGAGTTCGCGGGTGTAATTGTTCAAGTCATCGTAGCCGCGCGCGACGAGCGCAGCGCGTTTGCTCACGACGTACGTGTCGGTCTCGGTGGAAAGGAGGGCCCCGAACTTCTGGCGCAGGTCAACGCCCTCTACCTGCGCGACCATCTCAGCGGCGGTGGTCTGGCATGCCTTCGCGATGCGGATGAGATCAGCGAGCTTCGGCTGACGGATCCCATTCTCGTAGTTGCCGATTCGACCTTGGGCGCCTCCCCAGCCGCATGCCTGCCCCAGCTCGAGCTGGTTCATCCCGACTCGCTCACGCGCCTTCGTGATTACGTCTTTGAGTTCCATGCGTCCATGGTCAACACAGGCTGTGATAATTGCACGCCACGAATTGTGTTGTATAAAATCACGATACGTGATATTTCTCGCGGCCACGATGGACGCACTCTGCAGAGCAATCGAGTTCATGGGTGGGGTCACCAAGCTCGCCGCCGGAATCGGCGTTGGGCAGAACGTGGTCTCGAACTGGAAATCACGCGGCCAGGTGCCAGCGGACAAGTGCCTCGCCATCGAGCGCGCCACCGGCGGCACGGTGACGAAGGAGCAATTGCGCCCTGACGTGTTCGGCGATCCGGCCGACCAAGGGGCCGCGGCATGAGCTTCGCCGAACACCGCGCGAGCTGCGCGACCGACGTCCCGGCCGCGCAGTGCCCGTGCCAGTGGGCTAGGACTGCCGAAGAGATTGCTGAAGGACGTCCGTGTCTCACGCGCAACCCGCCAGTCGCCGATCCTTTTGGGTCGTCGTTCGATTTTCTGCTCTGGGCCCACGAGCAGCGAGAAGCCGCTAGAAAACGTGAGGAACGACGATTCCTCGCGCGGTGTCTTCGAGCTGCTCGGCGTCTACGTGCGTGGCTCCAAGCCGCGTGCGCATGGCCTGTATCTCTGCTTCGAAGCCGGCATAGAACCGGCCTAGATCGGGATGCGTCTGTATGAGCGCGCGCACGATCATTTCGAGCGCGGTAACGCGATATTCGTTCACGAGGTCCCCCTGTGATGGCTAGGTTGGTTGGCACCGCCAAGCCTAGCAGGGTGGGCCTCGCTTCGATGGCCACCGCTCAGTCCTTCCAGCGCCGCCGCGGCGGCCGCGCCGTGAGCCGTCGAAGCGCCTTCAGTTTCTCGACTCGCGTTCGGCGCCGGAACAGGGCGCACACCCATCGCACCAGTTTCATCGTTTTCGTCTCCTCAGGAGGTCGCCGTGGACAGTGACATGAATGCTCGTGGGCCCTCGTCGGCCCCGTTCGGCAAGTGCACAGAGGAGGTCAAGTTCTTCCTCGACGACGCGTCGAAAGACGCCCTGAACGCCGTCGCCTTCGCGTGCGGCAAGCCGGTCTCCGAGTACATCCGCGACCTCGTGCACATCCATCTGCACGGACATGCTGGCGTGCTTCGGGCGCGCATGGCAGGGCGGGAATAGGTCCGCCAATGAGGCCAGAAAACTTTACATCGCAGGGGGGCGCCTCCCATGCGTGAGTACGCGAAGGTCTACACCGCGTTCTGGTCGGACACGACGACGCGAGCGATGTCCGAGGATGCGCGATCGCTTGCGCTGTACATCCTTACCTGTCCGCACGGCAACCTGATCGGCCTGTTTCGGTTGCCCGATGCCTACGCCGCAGATGACTTGCAATGGCCTATCGAAAGGGTTTCGAAAGGGTTTCGGGAACTGTTCGAGAAGGGCTTCTGCGCGCGCGATGAGACCTCGTCTTGGCTGGTGATCCTGAAATATCTGCGCTGGAACCAGTTTGAGAACCCGAACGTAGCGAAGAACGCCGCGAAGGTCTTTGACCTGGCGCCGAACAGCATCGCTAAGTACCTGTGCGCACGAGCGATCTTGAAGTACGGCACCTACCTTTCAGAATCGTTCCGAAACAGTCTCGAAACGGTTCCTGAAACGGTTTCGGAACCCTATCGAAAACCAGAGCCTAGCCAGAGCCTAGCCAGAGCCAAGCCGGAACCAGAGCCTGAGCCTGAGCCAAACCGATCTCTGTCGGGTTCGCCTCCGGCTCCACCCGACCGGGCGGATGTTGTCGTGAAGGCGGACGTCAGGGCGGTGTTCGACCACTGGCGCGAGGTGCTCAAGCACCCGCAGGCCAAGCTCGACGAGAAGCGCATCAAGGCCATCGCCAGCGCCCTGCGCCTCGGCTACTCGGTCGACCAGCTGCGCACCGCTATCGATGGTTGCAGCCGTACGCCCCACAACATGGGCCAGAACGACCGCAACACCGTCTACGACGACCTCGGCCTGATCCTTCGTGACGCTGACCACATCGACCGATTCATCCGCAACGCGAGTCGCTCCGTCGCGACTGTGGCTGTCGATGCGGCCGAAGCCGGTCACCGCGCCGTGGTCGACGCAGCCCTCGAATACCGTCGCCGCATGCAAGGCACCACCGTCGACGGAGATGCCACGGAGGTTATCCAGTGACCGAGCACGATGCCCCTGCGTTCATGGAGATTTGGGCCAGCGCCCAGGAGTACTACGGCAAGCGCCCGAGCCCCGGTGCTGCCAATCTCGCGTTCGAGGTGCTGCGTCGATTCGATCTCGGCGACATCGCGCGCGCCGTGTCGAATCACCTCGCCGATCCAGACTGCGGGCAGTTCGCACCGAAGCCGGCCGATGTCGTGCGCGCCATCGAGGGCAGCGGAGAAATGCAGTCCCTGAACGCCTGGCACAAGGTGCACGCTGCGATGCGCACCATCGGGGCGTACCAATCCGTCGCTTTCGACGATTGGCGGATCCACGCTGCGATCGCGCGGATGGGCGGCTGGCAGACGCTGTGCCACACCGAAGTCGGCTATGACGGCGAAAAGTTGCCGTTCCTGCAGCGCGAGTTCGAGCGCCACTACCGCGCAGCTCGCGAAGGCGATCGCTTCCCCAGCAAGCTCGTCGGCATTGCCGAACAGCACAACGAGCAGCGAGGGTTTCTCGATCATCTCGGCGAACCCGCGCTCATAGGCGACGGCGCCAAGGCCGCCCGCGTGCTGAATGCACCTGCGTCGGAGTCTCCCCTCGAAGCGCTCGTCGACGCGAGGCTTACCGCGTGACGCGCGTTGCCCGGCGATTCGACGGCAAGACCAGCGTGGACGATGCCGTTCCTGCACCAGGCGCGAGTTCGAATCCCCGCATGTGCCGCGTCGAGGACTGCTCCTCGCGTCTCGACGGCTCCGACGGACTCTGCGGCTACCACCGCGCCCTGCGCCAGGGGCCCGACGCCCTGCAGGTGTGGCGAGACGCTCGGCACGACTGGCGCACGCCCCTGTTCGAGGACTTCCGCGAGCGCCACGAGGACGACAGCTGGGGCGCCGCCATCAACGCATCCGAGCGCATGGCCACGGCCTCGCTCGAGGAGCAGCGCGACTTCCTGAACTTCCTCAAGCGACAGGCGCGCAGCGCCGTCAGGAGAGTGCCCAGTGCCTGAACCGTCCATGCTGGAACTTGCCATGCCCCTGCTCGAGCGGCCCGTGACCGATCGCGAGGCCGCGCTGGGCGCCGGGATGATCAACCACCTGGCCGACCTGGGCGACCAGGGCCTCAACGACAGCACGGCCGAGGTGGCCATCGGCTGCATGCTCGCCATGTACGCAGAGCACCGGCGCGAGCTGCGCGATCCGAACGCCCTCGACCGCATCCTGGACACGGCGCGCAAGCTTTACGCCGCGGGCCGCTTCCGTCTGGTCACCGGCGACGCCTACGCCAAGGCAGTCGCCGACGAGGTGGGGGCGGGGAGGCTGAAGCTGTGAGCGCCCGTAGCTACTGGCTCGCGCAGATCGAGTCCTGGCGCAAGCGCGACCGGCTCAAAGAGCTGGAACAGGAAGCGGCCGAGCGCGGCGATCGCATCCGCAACCTCGAGCTGAACGTCGTTCGGCTGCGTGCGCTCATCGCCAGTCCGGCGACCAACACCGACACGCTGGTGCGCAACGCCATCGCCGACGCCATGCCGGCGCTCGCGCGCTACATCGACCACCGCATCCGCAACTTCCGCCGGAAGCCAGCCGATCCGCAGCGGCTCAAGGCCGACATCGTCAAGGCGCTGACCCGGCGCGAGGTGCAGTCGTGATCCACCGCTGCGGCATCTGCGCCCGCCCGTCGTTGCCCTCGTTCGAGTTCGGCGTGCGGATCTGCGTCGCGCACGGGCCGCTGACGCGGGAGGCGTTCCGCGCGCATCTCGAGCGCGACCTCGAGGCGCAGGCGGACATGCACCGGTCGGCGCTGCACGCGAAGGCGCAGGCCATCACGTTCGCTGCCGGGTGCGGGCTCGATCGCCTGCGGCGACGGTCGGGCGATTCGCTGGTCGGCCTGTACAACCGACTGACCGGCGGTGCGCTGCTGTACGTGCCTGCGCTTCGCGACCCCGTTCGGAGCACGTTCAGCTGGTTCGCGCACGATGAGGACGTCGGCAAGCGCTACGGCTTCCCCGTCGGCATCGCCCCTGATGGCCGCCTGCAGTATCGCCGGGGGGAGCAGCCGCGATGACCCTCTGGCTCCCCGACCGCCAGCACCGAGGCCGTAGCGGCCGCTTCACGTCGAAGGTCGACGCGTTCTCGCGCGCCCGGCACGTCTACGTCTGCCAGCAGTGCAGCGCGTGGCACCCGGCGAAGCGCAAGGCCTGCGACTCGCAGTTCAGCAGCAGCGGCCAGGTGTGCGGCGGGAAGCTGCTCTGCATGGACTCGAAGGCCGAGGCCAAGCGCTACGCCGAGCTGCGCCTCATGGAGCGCTACAACGACATCGGCGCGCTCGAGGTGCATCCGCGCTTCCCGTGCACCGTCAACGGCGTCCTGGTCTGCACGTACATCGCCGACTTCGCCTACGTCGATCGCAGCGGGCGCGTGATCGAGGACGTGAAGGGCAACAAGGACTTCACCGACTCGGCCAGCGCGCTCCGTCGCAAGTTCGCCGAGGCGCTGCATGGGTTCCAGGTTCGGATAGTGGAGGCCTGATGCGTGTTGGCTCCCTGTTCGCAGGCATCGGCGGATTCGACCTCGGCCTCGAGCGGGCCGGGTTCGACATCGCCTGGCACTGTGAGATCGAGCCATTCGCCGCGGCGGTCCTCGCGAAGCACTGGCCGCACGTGCCCAACCACGGTGATGTCCGATCTGTTCGAGGGAACCGAGTGGAGCCCGTCGACCTCATCTGCGGCGGCTTCCCCTGCCAAGACATCAGCGTCGCCGGCAAGGGAGCCGGCATCGACGGCGAGCGCAGCGGACTGTGGTCCGAGTACGCGCGACTCGTCCGAGAATGCCGACCCCGTTGGGTCGTTGCTGAGAACGTCCCTGCGCTGCGAACTCGAGGCTATGACCGGGTGCACGATGACCTGGAAGCAGCAGGCTACGCCGTCTGGCCGCTCGTGGTGGGTGCTGACGACGTTGGAGCGCCCCACCGACGAAAGCGCGTGTGGATTGTTGCCCACGCCGACGCGCAGCGACGCGAACAGCACTTGCGCTGCTCCATATTCGACAGCGTCCGGCCGGCACAGCGGCACGACATTGACGGATTGGGTGCGCGGGTATCTGCCGACGCCGAAGGCCAGCGACGGCCGCGCGAAGGGCAACGGCGGGAGCCGGCACTCGCCGGGGCTGGATCAGTTGGCGCGCAATCACATGCTGCCGACACCCACAGCGACGCAATGGAAGGGATGGTCGCCTGGGCACAACCGCGCGAATACGAACGACAGACTGGGCTACACGATCGAGCGCGAAGCACATGGGACTGGCGGCGGGCGCCTGAACCCTGCATTCGTAGAGTGGATGATGGGCCTGCCCGTCGGGTGGACAGAACTCGACGACCACGACTGGCCGCGCTCGGCAACGCGCTCCTCCCGCAAATCGCGGAAGCAATCGGGCGAACCATCCTGAGAATCGAGGCGCAGCTATGAACGCAGCAACCACCGCCCTGGACATCGTCACGAAGTCGGTGCGCGTCACGCGCGACGAGCTCGAGGTCGCGATGGAGGCCGCCGGCTGCGACGGCCGCGTGATCGGCTCGACCATCTCGACCCTCATCCGCCGCGGCGAGCTGGCCGTCGACGAGGAGGACTGCATCTCCCTGGGTGACGAGGAGGCGATCGAGAAGGCCCGCCAGGAGCGCGAAGCGCGCAAGCTGGGACGCGATCGACCGCTACCGCCCCGCGACGAGATCACGCCGACGAAGATCCGCGAGCGCATCGTCGCGTTCGTCACCGAGTGCAAGCACGGCGTGAAAGCGCGCGGCGTCGTCGAGCACATGAACGGCTACACGACCGAGGCCAACGTCTGGTATCACCTGAAGCAGCTGGTCGCCCACCAGCAGCTGCGCAAGGCCGGGCAGCTGTACCTGCCGGAGCACGCCAAGAACGCGCCGGTCGAGCCTGACCTGGACGCCACTGCGCCCACCGCGCCGATCGTCGACGTGCAGGCCGCCTGCGCCGAGGCCGAGGAGCTCTCGCGGCCACCCGAAAACCCCAGCGAAAAAGCCCCGCCGGAAACCGGCGATCCCGTGACGGCGGGGCACCCTGAGGCGGCAACCACCACGCTCGAGGACATCGTCGCGAAGCACTCGCGCAGGACTGCGGACAGCTTCATCGAGGCAGTGACGCGCCAGCAGCGCGGTGCAGGCCTTATCCAGTCGCCGTTCGCCAAGTCCCCGCCGACCGCCGAGGCCACCGTAGGCGGCATCCAGATCATCATCCGCGCGAACACGCCTGACCAGGCGGCGCGCATGCTCGCGGCCGCGCTGGCCGCCATTCAACCGTAGGAGGTTCACATGGCCCGCACCCGACGCAAGGCTGGCACCGCCGCCGAGCACAACGAGGAAGTCGAACAGCAGCGCCAGGAGGCGCGCGAGAAGGACTCGAACGTCGTCCACCTGCCGCCACCCGACGAGGAAACACGCGCCGAGAAGCTGCGCAAGGCGACCGCCGAGTTCCAGCGGCTGAAAGCCGAGGGCGAGGCAATCAATGCACAGCGCAAATCCGTGTACGAGAACATCGACGCCTTGGGCCTCGATCGCAACGAGTTCAAGGCGCTAGTGAAGCTCCTCGAGGTCGACGACGACAAGCGCACGAAGAAGGCGCGCACGCGCCGCGAGTTCCTGCGCGCCCACAACCTGCCCGAGCAGGTCGACATGTTCGAGCCGAAAGAGCCCGAGCCGGGCAGCATCCCGGGCCTCGAGCGGCCGTTCATCGTCGCCGACGAGCAGCCAGCGCGCGATCCGGCGGTGCAGGCAGCGATCGACGCGGGATTCCTCACCGAGGAGGAGCTCGAGGAGTCGCGCCAGCTGTCCGAGGTCGCGGCGCAACTGAGCGGCACGACCGTGCACGAGGAGCAGGGCGAGGACTACGACGCCATGATGGCCGAGGTGCAGGACGGCGAAGGCGAGCTGGACGAGGAACCGGCAGCCGAGGACGACGACGAACTGTTCCAGCGCGCGGGAGTGGCGACCATCGTCGCCGGCGACGATGAATGAGATCGCGTTCGGTGCGGTGTTCGGCCTTGCGTTCGGCTACGCCGTTGCCAAGTTGGTCGGCTGGCTGCACGGGAAACTCGACCGCGACCCGTTCGAGGACTGACGGCTTGGCCCTGTCCGACGGCAAGCGCACGCACACCACGTCCGACGTGGCGCGTGCGCTCGCCCCGGGCGGGGCCGACGACCCGGCGAAGTACCTGCGCGACGAGGCAGATCGCATCTACGCGCACCTCAGGCGCTTCGGCAATTCGCACACCATCGCGATCTTCGTCACGCCCGACGGCGTGTTCTTCGCGAGCGTCGAGGGCCGGCGCCTCTATCGCAACCTGGTGGCCAAGTACGGCCACCTCGAGATCGGTCACTACAACCGCCGCGTCGACCTGACCGACCTGCGCATGGACGTGATGCACGCGGCTCGTGAGATAGGCCTGGTATGAAACTCGCCCTCGCGTGGAACTGGTGGATCATCGCGAACTACGCGGGCGCCGTGCTCTGGCATCTGTGGCACGGCTCCCCGTGGAACGCGGCCTACTGGCTCTGCGCGATGGGCATCACCGTCGTCGTCACAGTGGGGTTGCAGCCATGATCCACCCGACACCCGATCAGCTCAGCTGGATCGACTTCGCCATCATCACGCCAGCGCTGCGTCTGCTGCCGGCTGTGATGAACACGCCACCGGCGCGCGCGCAGCTGCTCGCCATCGGGCTGCAGGAGTCGCGCTTCATCCACCGGCACCAGATCAACGGCCCGGCGCATGGGTTCTGGCAGTTCGAGCCGAACGGCATTCGCGCCGTTCTGAATCACGTCACGGTCGGCCATGCCGCGATGTATCTCTGCGACGCGCTTGGCGCAGGGCTGGAAGCCGAGACCGTGAAGGTATTCGAGGCGGTCGAGTACAACGACATGCTCGCCGCCGGCCTCGCCCGCCTCCTGCTGCGCGCCAGCCCCAAACCGCTCGCGCCGCGCGACGAGCCCGAGAAGGCCTGGCAGCTGTACATCGACGCCTGGCGTCCGGGGAAGCCGCATCGGCAGACGTGGGACGCGTTCTACGACCTGGCCTGGGAAGCGGTCGTGCAGGTGCTGACGTGAAACCCGAAGCGCTCATCGCCGCTGCGTTCGTCGCGATCGGCGTCGCCAGCTGCATCGCGCGCTACGACGCCGAGGCCTCGCTCGAGCGCCCCCTGCCGATGTCGCCGGCGCAGGACGCACGCAACAAGCAGATCGACGAGGCCCTGCGCTCGTCGTTCCCCGTGGAACAACACTGCGCGAAGCGGATCGAGTACGGCACGGTCGTGATCTGCATCAGCGCCGAGCAGCTGAAGCGGATGGAGGACGAGCAGCGATGAGCGAGACCGAGGGCGTCGAGTTTCTGCGGCTGGCCAGGACCATCCGGCACACGCCGTTCCTGCGCACTGAACCGCCGACCCACATCGCAGCCGTCGCGCACGAGCTGGCGCAGCACATCATCGCCGGCCTGCCGAGCGGCAAGAACGTCGAGTTCCGCATCATCATCGAAGCACGAGTCGAGGAGTAATCCAGATGGCTATACCGCTGATCGCGATCGAACTGGCCACCCGGTTCCTGCCGGGCATCATCGGCATGCTGAAGGGCGACAAGGCCGAGGCGGCCGCGAAGCAGGTCATCGACATCGCCAAGGGCGTCACCGGCAAGGCGACGGCCGAGGAAGCGCGCGACGCACTCATCGCCGATCCAGCGCTGGCCCACCAGTACCGCATGCGCCTCCTGGACCACGAGGAGTTCAAGATCTCGCAGGGCGCAGCCGAGCGCGCCGACGAGCGCCGCGTCGACGCCGAGAACCTGGCCGGCGCCAGGGTGCGCGACGTCGACCTGCGCAAGCTGACCGGCGGCGAGAACAAGCGGGCCGACGCGATGGTCATCATGGCCGGCGTAGGCCTCGTGGCATCGCTCCTGTGCATCGTCGCGCTGGGCGTCATCAAGGCCGAGTACGGCGATGCCGTCAGCGAGGGCGTGTTCACGGCGCTGCTCACCCAGTTCGCGAACACCGGCGCCTACTTCGGCCTGTGCCTGCGCGATGCGTTCACCTTCGAGTTCGGCTCGTCCCGCGGCTCCCGCGTGAAGGACGAGGCGATTGCCGTCCAGCAGGCCGTTGCGCAGCGACGTGAATGACCGGCCGAAGCGCAGGAACCAGCCCCTCACCCCGGCGCAGCGTGCGTTCGCCGAGCACTACGCGAAGCACGGCGACTGGGTCGAGGCGCTGCACCACGCCTACCCTACGTCGCTCAAATGGAAGTCCGAGTCGAAGCACGGGACCATTGCGCGGCTGCGCTCGCATCCGCTGGTGCGCGATGTCATCGACGAGATCCGCCGGCCTGCGCTGGTCGAGCAGCAGATCGACTTCGGCTGGCTGTTGCGCGAGGCGCGCGACGTCTACACCAAGCTCAAAGCGCTGCCCGACATCGCAGCCAACAGCCGCGAGCTGCGCGCCTGGCAGAAGCACATGGCCCGCATGGTCGGCGTGCACGCCGGGTTTGGCGACGAGCGCCCGACGCGCCCGCCGCTGCCCGGGCCCGCAGAAGGCGCCGTGATCGACGGCGAGTTCCATGACCTCGACAGCCTCCCCACAGACCGACTCCTCGAGCTCGCAGGCGGCAGCAGCGCGGGCGATCTTGCAGCGCCGGGCCCTGCGGTCATTGGCGAAGCGGGACTTGAGCGCTTTCGTGACCTACTTCGGGGAGCACCGACCAGCGAAGCACCACCGGATGCTGTGCACGGTCCTGCAGATGGTGATCGAGGGGCACCTGACGAGGTCGATGGTGTTCATGCCGCCGGGGGGAGCGAAGTCGACCTACTGCAGCGTGTACGCGCCCGCCTTCGCGGTAGGGAGAATGCCGGGCACTGCCCTCATTGCGGGCAGCCACACGATGGCCCTTGCCCGGGGGTTCGGTAGACGCGTCCGCAACACGATCCGCGATCCCCGCTACCGCGAGATCTTCCCCACCGTCCTGGACCCCTACGCGCGCGCCGCGGCCGAGTGGTACACGCTGCAGACGACCGAAGGCGATCGACGCACCTCGAGCTACTTCGCGGCTGGCGTGGGCGTCGGCATCGCCGGCAAGCGCGGCGACATCGCGATCATCGACGACCCGTTCAAGTCCCGTAAGGACGCCGACAGCCAGGTGAAGCGCGACGACGTCTGGAACTGGTATCTGGCCGACGTCCGGTCGCGCCTGCGCGGCACCGGCGGGCGCATCGTCATCGTGAACACGCGCTGGCACGAGGACGACCTGTGCGGCCGCATCCTGCCCGAGGGTTACAACGGCGAGTCCGGCTGGATCAAGGCGCGCGACGGCGAGTGGTGGTTTGTGATCAGCGTGCAGGCCATCGCCGAGCGCCCGGACGACATCCTGGGCCGGCAGCCGGGCGAGTCCTACTGGCCGGACTACGTGTCGCGCGGCTCGCTCGAGCAGGAGCGGATCACGCAGACGCCGCGCAACTGGTCGGCCCTGTACCAGCAGCGGCCCAGCCCTGAGGAGGGCGACTACTACAAGCGCGAGTGGTTCCAGTGGTACGACACGCTGCCGCGACACTGCCATTTCTTCGGCGCCAGCGACTATGCCGTCACGCAGGACGGCGGCGACTGGACCGTGCACATCGTCGGCGCCGTCACCGGCCCGAAGCAGATGGAGTCGCTCTACCTGGTCGACTACTGGACCGGGCAGACGTCGTCCGACGTGTGGGTCGAGGAGTTCATCCGGCTGGTGCTCGAGTGGAAGCCGCTGGACTGGGCCGAGGAGCAGGGGCAGATCTCGAAGTCCCTGGGCCCCTACATCGACACCGAGCAGACGCGCCGACGCGCCTGGACCAACCGCAAGCAGCTGGCCGTGTCCGGCGCCGGCGACAAGGGCGCCCGCGGCCAGGCCTTCCGCGCGCTCGCCGCGCAGCGCCGCGTCTACCTGCCGCGCAACGCGCCCTGGGCCGGCGAGCTGCTCGATCGCCTCCTGCGCTTCGGCGCCACCACGCGCGACGACGATCACGACGCCTGCGGCCTGCTGGGACGCCTGGTCTACCACATGCACGGCATGGCGCCCCCGCCGCCCGAGTCCGCGAAACCCGCCTACGGCAGCTACGACTGGCTGATCAAGGTCACCGACGAACAGCAACGCGAGGCACACCGCTCGCTCTACCACGGAGCCAACCGACGATGAAAGACAACCCGATCCGCCGCGCGCTACTCGACCGCCGGCAAACCGACGACGACAAGCCGGACGCCAACCCGTTCGACACCAGCCCGAAAACCGAGGCCGAGGCCATCATGGCCGACGAGGTGCAGCGCCAGTGCATGGAGTTCCAGGCCAAGCTGCAGATCTCGCGTGGGTCCATCACGCTGCAGGAGCTCGTCGACGCCAAGTGGGCGCGCGTGCACCTCGAGGGCGAACTGCCCCCGGTGCAGGGCGTGAACCATGGGCTGTACTTCTACTCGATCGACGGGCAGCGCGGCGGCATCAACGGCGAGAAGTTCAACCAGTGCCTGCTGGGCGGCGACGCCATCCTGGTCAGCGCCGAGAACCGGATCGCGGCCGGCAAGATCGCGCAGGAGGGCCTCCTCTACTCGATCGAGCAGGCGAACCACTACGCCTTCGCGCAGGAGATGGGCGTCGACCCGACCGGCGTGCCCGTGTTCACCCAGCAAAATCCGGGCATTGCTATCGACACCGAGGTGCGAAAAAAGAAATAACGCGGGCGTCCGACGCATATCGCGTCACGTCCGCGCGGGGACGCTTTGAAGCTGCGCCGGCTGGCAGGGCCGCTCTCTGCCGGAGGACCGAACCATGCTGAAGCGATCCCTTGGCGCCATTTCTGCCGCGACCCGCGGCATCACGATCTCGTCGATCACGAACGCGAGTCCCCACGTCGTCACCCTGGGCGCGCTGCACGGCATCCCGTCGAAAGCGCAGAACCCGAACGACTGCCTCCGCCGCTTCGGCATCTTCGGCAACACCACCAGTGGCAACAGCTCCTCGGCGAACGGCATCTGGTCGCTCCGCTCGACCGGCACGAACACCTTCGCGCTCGAGGGCTCGCAGACCAACGGCGCCGTCACGACCACGAAGGGCGTGATCGCGGCCATCATGGACCAGACCCCGTTCATGCGCGGCCACAGTGCGGTCGCGATGGCGATGAACATCGCCGACACGGCGCCGGCGGACCTGACGTTCGCCGTGATGGGCAACAAGTCCGACGCGACGGACGCCGAGATCCTGGCCACCGACTCCGACAGCCTGGCGACCTACTTCGAAGATTGCGTCTCCGACGTCGGCTGGTCGGTGCCGGGGTCGTCGACTGACGGTATCACCGAGTTCCGCAACATCACGCTGCGGAAGTGGATGTACCTGAACATGTCGACCCTGGCCAACGCATCCGGTATCGAAGTCGTCCTGCTCGTCTGATGCCCGCTGCCGCTGAGACGGCTGAGTACGCGGGGGACCAGAAGTGTCCCCCGCTGCTCGAAAAATGGCAGGAGCGCATCAAGCCGGCGCTCGACACCCAGCGCGAGCGCGTGAAGGACTTCGAGCGCAATCGCGAGTACGCGCGTGGCGAGCAGCACCGTGACAGCAGCGGGAAGCTGGTGCGCACGAACCTGATCTACGCCAACCAGTCGACCATCGTCCCGCACATCTACGCCAAGAACCCCGAGATCGCGGTCTCGCCCTCGAAGGCCGTCACGCCGGCCCGCTACCAGCAGGTGAAGAAGTTCGCGCAGACGATGGAAGTCGTCCTGCAGCGCATGTTCGTGCTGGACACGCAGCTGAAGAAGCGCATGCGCGGCGCGCTGTACTCGGTGATGGACACCGGGGACGGCTGGCTGAAGATGATCTACCAGCGGGACTACCCCAGCGACCCGCTGCTCAAGCAGCGCATTCACGACAGCCAGGACAACCTGGCGCGCATCGAGCGGCTGATCAACGAGACGAAGGAAGTCGACAGCAGCAAGGATCTGGAAGCTCAGCGCGACGAGCTGAAGGTGATGCTCGAGGCCATGCAGAAGCAGGTCGAGGTCGTCGTCTCCGAGGGCCTCGTCATCGATCGCATCCTGACCGACGACATCCTGGTGCTGGACCGCACCCTCATCGACTTCGACGCCTACGTGCAGGCCGACGCCATCGACCACATGGTGTGGATGACGAAGGACGAGTACGTCGAGGTCACCGGGCGGCCGCTGCCCGAGAACAACGGGCCGAACATCTACCACGAGCGCAAGCACCAGGACGACAAGCGCAACACCGGCAGCAGCACTGGCGTCAAGAAGCCCGGCAGCATCGAGCTGGTGTGCGTGCACGAGGTCTGGCACCTGCGCACGAACACGGTTTACACCTTCGCCGACGGCGCCAAGGAATGGGCCCGCGAACCCTACCAGCCCGAGCGCATGGGCGAGCGCTGGTATCCGTTCTTCCGCTTGGGCTGGAACCTGCAGGACGGCACGCACGAGGCCATCCCCGACGTCACCCTGCAGCGCGATCTGCAGGACGAGTACAACGCCAGCCGCACCCAGTGGAAGGCCGCGCGCGAGGGCAGCAAGCCGATGCGGATCATCCGCGGAAACGGCTCGCTGACCGAGCAGGACGTCAAGAACATCCAGAACGCCAAGGCCGACGAGTACGTCGTCGTCGATGGCCGCGCCGACACCCCGCTCTCGAACGACATCGCGCAGCTGGACAGCTACGTCGTCGACATGACCGTCTACGACACCAACCCGATCCGCGGCGACATGGAGCTCGTCGCCGGACGCGGGGACGCGGCCGCCGGCGGCGTGGTCGAAGCCAAGACCGCGACCGAGGCCGAGATCCAGCAGGCCGGACTGATGTCCCGCAGCGAGTACCGCCGCGACGTCACCGAGGACCTGATCACCGAGATGGCGACCTGCGCGGCGCAGATGCTGCTGCAGGAGATGACCGTCCCGCAGATCCAGTTCATCGCCGGCCAGGACGCCGTGTGGCCGCAGATGGCCAAGATGGAGGTGTTCGCCCTCATCAACATCGAGGTGCGGGCCGGCAGCACGGGCAAGCCGAACCAGCAGAAGGAGCGGGAGCAGTGGACGCAGCTGCACCCGATGCTGGCGCAGACCATCCAGCAGATCTTCGAGCTGCGCATGATGGGCAACTTCCAGCTGGCCGAGGTGCTGTCGAAGCTGCTGAAGGAAACCCTGCGCCGCTTCGACGAGCGGCTGGACCTCGAGGAGTTCATCGGGCCCGAGGGCGAGCAGGGGCAGGCCGCGCAGCAGCAGATGATGGCCATGCAGCAGCAGATCATGCAGCTGCAGGCCGCGCTCGAGCAGGCCACGCAGCAGCTGCAGGCCGTCGACCAGCAGAAGATGCAGGCCGAGCAGGACGCCGCCGAGGACAAGCGCCACGAGCGCAGCCTGCGCGAGCGTGAGTTCGACGAGCGCCGCGAGGAGCGGCAGATGGCGCGCGAGGAGCAGGCCGCGAAGGCGCAGGACGACGAGCGTCGTCGCGCCGACGAAACCGCCAAGCGCGACGCTGACACGCAGGCCAAGGCCGGCATGGAGCGCGAGAAGTGGGACCGCGAGGATCAGCGGGCCGACAAGCAGCGCAGCCACGAGAAGGAGATGAAGGGCCAGGACCAGCTGATCCAGCAGCTGCAGGCGCGCCTCGACGAACTGGAAGCCACCCCGCAGACGGCCGAGCGCGACGATGCCATCGCCGAGCTGCGCACCGATCTGCAGTCGCTGCAGGCGCAGATCGTCGACATCGAGAAAGCCCGCGAGCAGCGCACGCAGGCCATCGCCGAATACCTGAACGGTGATCGCTCGCCCGCCTCGCGTCAGGCCGTCGTCAGCAAACTAATCCGCAAGTCCGCACCCAAGGAGTAACCCATGTTCAAGCGCATTTCCGCATTCGTCGTCGCAGCCCTGCTGTCGCTCGCCTTCATCAATGCGCCGGCCGCGTCGAAGGGCAACACGCTCGAGAACAGCATTCTCGCCCTGATCTTCAACGCGACCGCGATCGCAGACATCGCCGAGAACGATTCCTCGACCCCGCTGACGAACCTCTACGTCTCACTGCACACGGCCGACCCCGGCGAAACTAGCAACTGCACGACGAACGAGACGAGCTACACGTCCTACGCGCGTGTCGCCGTCGCTCGCTCAGGCTCAGGCTGGACCGTGTCAGGTAACAGCGTGTCGCCGGCGGCCAACATCGACTTCCCCGAAGCGACAGGCGGCACGGCCACGATCACGCACTGGGGCGTGTGCACGACTGCGAGTTCAACCGGCGTGCAGCTGTACTACGGCGCGGTCACCCCGAACATCTCGGTGTCGACCGGTGTCACGCCGCGGCTCACCACGTCGACTGCTGTCACGGAGGACTGACGATGCCTTTCCCGACCCGCCCGCCGCTCTCGCGCATTCTCGATCGCCTCATCGACCGCGCCATGCGCATCAAAGCGTACTGCGTAGAGTTCAATACCAAGAGCGCTGCCGGCACGATGTCGGTGACGAGCGTCGAAGAGTTGATGCGCCAGATTGCATCGTTCGCCACCGACGCACGCGCCGCGGCCGCAGCGCCCGGGCTCGGTGACTATGCCAAGGCGCAGTATGCCGACGCGCAAATTGACATCGTCGCCGAGTACACCGCGATGATCGCGGCCGTCGAGGACGCGCTGGAATGGATTTCGCTCAACATGCCGAAGTCGGGCGGCTACGTGCTCAAGGAGCAGTGGGCGGTGGACGGCAGCATCACGCAACGGCAGTTCACGGCCGCTGACCTCAAGAACCTGCGCGACGTGGTCGCCACGGTGATCGCGGCGATCGAGTAAGCCGTGGCCTCGCAGTTACTCAGTGCGTCGGGGACTGCGGGCGACCATAGCACTGTCGCTGACGCCACCTACGGCGCGGGCACCAGCTACGACTGGGCGAACCTCGGCAACGTAGGCGCGAGCGATAACGCCTACGCGAACGCGCCGGGGCTGACTGGCACCGACAACCAGACGCACCGGCTCGACCTCAAGAATTGGGGCTTCAGCATCCCCAGTGGCGCCACGATCGACGGCATCGTCGCAACGATCGAATGGCGCACCAGCAACAACCTGCGTCCGCTGTCCGAGATCCAGATCCGCTTGCTGAAAGCCGGCAGCCCGACCGGCAGCAACAAGGCCACATACAGCAACAGCAGCACCGCCTCCGATGCGGTGGACTCGCATGGCGGGTCGTCCGATCTGTGGGGCGATACCTGGGACGACACCGACGTCAATGCGACCGACTTCGGGATCTGCCTGCAGTACAAATCGGACTCATCTTCGAGCAAGAACCCGTTCGTCGATCACGTCACGCTCGAAGTGTTCTACACCGAGGGCGGCGGCGGCTCCATCGAATCCGGCGCCGGCTCGTCTGCGGGCACCAGTACGGCCCCTGCCGTCGGCGCGAGCACGGCCGCGGCTGTCGGCAGCGCCGACGGTGAAGCGACTGCCGACGGCGTGGGCGCGAGCATCGCGGCAGCGACGGGCACTTCTGCCGGTAGCGCGACTGCGGACGGTGTCGGCGATTCCGCTGAGTCGGGTATCGAGTCGGGCGCCGGCACCTCGGCCGGCACGTCGACAGCAGACGGCGTCGGCGCCAGCACCGCAGCGGCGGCCGGTGATTCCGATGGCGAGAGCACCGCTGAGGGCGCAGGCGCGTCGATCGCAGCCGCTGCCGGTGAGTCCGCAGGCGAGGCCACCGCCGACGGCGTAGGCGGTACCGCAGGCGACGGCTCGGGCGAAGGCATCGACCGCGGCGGCCGCTTCCACGGCGGCGGCATGGACATCCGAAACCCGCGCCACCCGTACTGGCACAACCGAATCGAGGAGGAGGAACCGGACCCTTCGGACGCAGCCCCCCCACCCCCTGCGCCGAGCCCGGCCAAGCCCTCGGTCGCCAAGCAGCGCGCCACTCCGCGGCGATCTCGCACTTCGTCTCCTGGTGCCGAGATCACGCGGGCGCTGCTGGGCGTTACCGACACCCCGATAAGCCCCCCCCTTATTGGGGTCAGCGATGGCACGCCCGTTGCCGCCGCACCCGTTCCCCCATCGCAGGCGCACGAGGACGACGACGTCGAAGCGCTGCTCCTGCTCGCTCTCATCGACTGACGGAGGTCCCCCATGTTCATTCGCAAGTACCCGCTCCTCGGCCCCGACGACGACGTCGGCGGTGGCAGTGGCATCGACGACACGCAGGGCGACGACATCGTCGACAGCGCTGCCGATACGACGATCGAGACACCCAACGACAGCACGAGCGCAGCGCCGGCCAAGACGGCCGAGGACGCTGTCCGCGAGGTGCTGAAGGCCGTCGACGACGCGCCCGGCGACAAGCCGCCAGCGAAACCTGCTGACACCCAGCAGCAGGCGACCACGCCGCTCCCGAAGGACACGCAGCAGCAGGGGCAGCCTGGCCAGCCGGCGGCCGTCGAGCCCGCCGCGAAGCTGGACGAGATCTATCAGATCCCGCCCGGGCTGAAGGGCGAGGAGCGGGCCCGCTTCAAGCGCCTGTCGGATCACGCACGCGGCCTCGACACCGAGGTGCAGAAGGTCCGCACCGACTACGAGCAGGTGAACACGAAGCTGACCGGCTTCCGCGAGATCCTCGAGGACGCGCACGCGAGCCCCGAGGTGCTGAACCATCACCTGCGCTACATCAAGGCCTGCGCCACCGGCGATCTCGAGACGGCGTTCGCCTTCGCCAAGGCCGAGTACGAGACGCTCGCGCGGCACATGGGGCGCCCGGTCGACGGCATCGACGTGCTGGGCGACTTCCCCGAGCTGCGCCAGGCTGTCGACGACATGGAGATGACCGAAGCGCACGCCATCGAGCTCGCGAAGCATCGCCGCGCGCAGGCCCAGCAGCAGCAACAGCAGCAGCAGGACCACGCGAGCCAGCAGCAGCGCCAGGCGCTCGAGCGCGAGCACGCTGCACGCACGAAGGCCACGAACGACATCAAGGCGTGGACCGAGCAGATGGCGCGCGAGTCGCTGGACTGGGAGCGGCTCGAGCCCGCGATCGTCCGGTACATCCAGGGCGCCCAGCAAACTCTGCGCAATCTGCCGCCCGATCAATGGCTGGCCAACATCAAGGCGCACTACGATGCGCTCACGTCGATGGCCACGGCCTCGCCGCCGCCCAGCGCAGGGACTCCCCGCCCGCTGCGGCCGCAAGGTGCAGGTGGCCGTGTAGAAGGCACGCCGGCGAACGCGGAGGACGCTGTCAGGCAGCGACTCGGCTACCGGCGATAGGCAGTCCCGCGGCTCGCCACCGCCGAAGGCCACCCAGCGACAACGTGGCCGGCGATCGGGAGTAGCGTCCCGATCGTCGTCAGGCAGCCCTCAAGCCTCGCCAGCTGAAGCGATTCAACCCGTTTCAACTGACGAGGAGAGCAAACTTGCCGTTCACAGATCAAGAAATCGCCGACGCCGGCGTTGCCGTTCTCGACCACTACCTGCGCAACAAGCCCATCGACCAGATCGAGGTCGAACGCGTGCTGATGAAGGCGCTGATGCCCTCGAAGAAAGAGGTGCCGGCGGCCAAGCAGTACATCACCGAGCAGCTGCGCGACAAGTACCAGTCGAACTTCCAGTGGTTCAACGGCGCGCAGGTCGTCACGTACAACCGCCGCCAGACCATCCAGCAGTCGAACTTCCCGTGGCGCTCCGCGCATGACGGCGTGAGCATCGACGAAGATCGTCTCGTCCAGCACGGGATCACCGTCACCGACGGCGGCCCGGGCGGCCAGGCCTCCGGCTCCGAAATCACCGTCCTGACCAACCTCCTCGAGGAGCAGATGGAAGTGCTGCGCCTCGGTTTCGAGGAGCGGTTCTCGAAGTTCCTGCACCTGGACGGCACGAGCTCCACCGACGCCATCACCGGCCTCGACGCGCTGGTGTCCACCTCGCCGACGACCGGCACGCTGGGCGGCATCTCGCGCGTCAGCAACCAGTGGTGGCGCAATCACGCGGCGTCGTCCATTTCGACGACCACGACCACCGGCGACATCCTCGACAAGATGGAAATCGCCTGGCGCGCGTGCACCCGCAACGGCGGCCGGCCCAACAAGATCATCTGCGGTTCCGATTTCTATGACGGTTTCCGCAACTTCATGATCAAGACGTATGGCCGCATGGACTACGGCGCGACCGGGTTCAAGCGTGTGGCCACCGGCACCGAGATGGTGACGTTCCACGGCGTCGAGATCGAATGGGCCCCGGAGTTCAGCGAGCTGGACTCGGAGTTCGGTGGCTCGCCGACCTGGGAGAAGCGCTGCTACTTCCTGCGCATCGGCGAGAACATGAAGCTCCGGCCGATGAAGGGCCACGACATGATCACCCGTAAGCCGCCGCGGCCGTACGACCGCTACGAGTATTACTGGGCGATCACCTGGCGCGGTGCCGTGACGCTCAATCGGGCGTCCAACTTCGCCGTCCTCTCCCTCAGCTGATCGCAACGCGCCGTCATCCGGCGGCGTGAATCCGTGGGCGGGCCTCGTGCCCGCCCATTTCATCCGAGGAGGTCAAATGTCCGACGAAACCACCCCCGAGCAGACGCCGCTGCCTGGCGAGCAGATGCTCACCGAAACCGCGGCGCCACCCGCTGATCCAGCGACGGCAACGACCGACGACACGCCACCCGAAACCGAGACGCCGGCTGCCGAGATGCCGACCGTCCCTGGCTGGTCGCGCGCCGTCGTCAACATCCACAAGAGCAAGGCCGAGGTGATCACGAAGGAAGTGACGCCGGCCGAGCTCGCCGAATACGAGCAGCGCTTCGGCCGCAGCGCCGTGCACGTGCTCCGCTACCTCGAGGAGTCCAACTGATGACCGCACAGACCCAGCCCACGGCTGCAGCCCCGAAAGCCGCGCCAGCGCCCCGCCAGCGCCCGCGCATGCGCGCCAAGACGATCGCCGAGCTCGAAGGCACGCTCATCCTGCCGACGCGCTGCCTGGTGCTCATCAAGCGCGACATGACCGAGGAGATCCCGAAGCTCGTCTACGAGCACGAGGTCGACATCCTCCTGGATGTGCACGGCGGCAACGTCACGCGCGTCGATGACCCGCTGCAGTTCAACATCCTGATCGCCGATCTGGACACGCTCGAGCAGGCCCGTCGCGAGACGCGGCGCCTCGCGCGCGCCGGCCAGCGCGTCACCACGCTGTTCACGCACACCGAGCACCCGATGCGCTTCGTGCTGAACGACCCCGACAACCGCGATTCCGGCGGCAAGTGGGTGTTCGAGCCGGTGTTCCTGGGCGACGAGATGAACCGCCTGCGCCAGGTCTACGGCATGCACCACGAGCGCAAGGAGTCGTACGCGGATCACATCTACCCGCACCCGAGCACGCTGCTCGAGGCCGCGGGCGGTCCCTACGTCGAAACCGAGGACGAGTCGCCGGCCAATGCCGCTTAATCGGACCCTCGGCGAGCTCCGCTCTGAAATGGCGTCCCGGCTGGGCTTCGGCGCAGCCGGCGCCAACATGGGCCAGCTCGTGCCCATCTTGGACAACTTCCTGTTCACCTCGCAGGTGCAGCTGTACTGGGGATTCGACTGGCGCGTGCTCCGCGCGCACGTCGTCGACACCATCGGGGCGAGCCAGACCAACGTCGACTTCCCCGCCGAGATCCACCCTGATCGCATCGACTGGATCAGCCTGAAGTATTCCAACGTCTGGACCCCGCCGCTCGAGCGCGGGATCTCGGCCGAGATGTACACCAGCCAGGATCGCGTCGGCGTCCCGACGCACTGGGACATGAACGCTGCGAGCGGCAGCCCGCAGATCGAGTTCTGGCCGGAGACCGACACCAGCTACCAGTACCGGGTGTTCGGCATGGCCCCGCTGTCGCGTTTCACGCAGGACAACGACCGCACGACCATCGACAGCGATCTCGTCGTGCTGCACGCCCTGGGCGCCGCCAAGCTCCACTACCGGCACCCCGACGCCGAGCGCTACATCGGCCTCCTCGTCGAGCTGATGGACCACCAGAAGAACAACAACTGGGCCAAGCGCGTGTTCCGCAAGGGAGACGACGCGGGCAGCTGGCTACCGAAACCGCTCGTCGTCGGGCGAGACATCTGAGGCACTCCCATGAAGCGACTCTGCACTCTCCTACTGCTCCTCGTCGTCGCGGCGCCTGTGCTCGCCATCGACGTCGGCGCGATGCCGGCCTGCGCCGGCTACAACGAGGATCTCATCGGCTGCCCGACGTACACGGCTGCGACCGGCTGCCCCATCCTGACCGCGGATGGCGTAGTCGCGCCGGACAACGGGCAGCTGATCAGCATCGTTATCACGAACGCCAGCGCGAATGACGACATCCTGATCTACGACAACGCCAGCGCGGCCTCGGGCACGGTCATCGTGAACATGACGAACGTCGCGGCGGGCACCACCGTCGTGCCGAACATTCCCGTGCCGTTCGACAACGGCGCCTACCTCGACCTCACCACGGCCGGCTCGATGGTCGTGCAGGTGTGCCGGACGCACTGATGCGCCGCGCCCTCTGGTTCCTCCTGGCCGCTCTCATCCCGCTGTCGCAGGCGGGCGCGGCGATCGAAGAACATTTCGTCCGCTCAGAGGCTGATTGTGCAGCGAACGGTTGCGGCCTAGAAAATGGTTCCAGCTTTGCAAACGCATGGCGCACGCATTCTGACGTGTCGTACAGCGGGGCGGACGGCACCACTACCGCCGTAGATCCGGAGGACATCCTCTACAACTGTAGTCCGGTGTTCACGGCGGCGGACCTGGACACAGCGACCGTGATGATCGCGCCGTCGGCGAACATCAGCGGTACGGCGTCAGCTAAGACGCGAATCACGGGTGATTGCTCAGCATTCGGCGGCCCGAGCATGGCGAAGCTCGATGGCGGCGGCACCGCGACGCGCGGCGTCGATCTCGGCTCGACCAACCGCACCTACATCCAGATCGACAGTCTTGAAATCACGGGATTCACCGATGCGGGCATTCTGAACCAAGGCGCGGTCACGGATTCGGATTATTGGCTGATCGACAACGTGTGGGTGCACGACTGCCGAGGGGCAACCTCTCAGGGTTATTGGGGGCGCGGCGGGTACGTCACTATCCAGAACAGCACGTTTGAGCGCACTGGCGAGGACAATATTTGGAACGAGGGAGACTATTTCACCGCGATCAATAACACGCTACGTGAGCCGGGGCTTGATGCAGGCGGACTCCAAGGGGACAACATTCAGATCGGCGGCGTGGCGCAGGCGGTCGGCTTCGACATCCGCGACAACGACATGCAAACGAGCGTCGATGTGAAGCAGTGCGTGCTGGCCGGCACATCCGGCCTTCCGGTGAGCGGCGTTCTGCTCGACAACAAGTGCGACGGGCCGGGCGCTAACGCCGAAAGCCACAGCTCGTATTTCTTCAACGGCACGGGCACGGTGGTTGCTGAGCGCAACTACGCCAAGAAATCACGATACCTGATCTATGCCGCTGCCGGCGTTTCATTGCTCGCGTTCAGCAACATCGGGCACGACTTCACGGCATTCGGCATTCAGTGCGGCACGGGAGGCGCGGACTGCACGATCGAGAATAACAGCGTGGCACGCGCTCCGGTGTGCTTCAGCACAGAATCAGCGTCTGGCACGAACACGATCCGCAACAACGTCGGCATCGGCTGCACAACATCCGGCATCCGCAAGAACGCAGGTGACGTTGAAAGTCATAACACCATTTACCAGTCGGGTGATTTGGTGCAGAACGAGACGACCACGACAACGCCAGGCACGGGCACCACGACGGCCGACCCGAAGCTGATTGGCGGCATGCGTCCGTCCACGCCAGACGACTTCCGCCCCGGCCCCGGCCCTGGCTCGCCGCTCTGCGGCGTCGGCACGTTGATCTCGCGCGGCATGAACGATTACTTCGGCCAGAACTTCCCGGCGCTGCCGCCGATTGGCGCCGTGCGCTGCCCCGATCCGCGCGTCGACATGACCGAGGCGAATCGCATTGATCTGACCGCCGCGAACCGGGTCGACATGACCGCCTCGAACCGCGTGACGCGCACCGAGGCGAACACCCTGCGCCTGCAATGACCCATGTCCGAGCAGACCCGCACGGAGCAGCGGAACACCATCGGACGGCGGGCCTCGGACTACGAGGTCGTCGCGCTCCGACTGCAATACGCGGAGCTGATCCGCACGGTGACCGAGCTGCGCCTGCGCGTGCACAAGCTGGAGCTGAAGGTCGACGAATTGGACTTGATACTGGCGCGGAGGCTGCAAGGTGAGTGAAACGAAATCCGGCGGGCTGTTCGATCAGCTGAAGGACAGCAAGGCAAAGACGATCGCGGCCGCAGCCTATCCGCTCATCGCGCTCGGCATCGCCTGGGCGGGCGTCACCAACGCGCTCGACGATCACGAGCAGGACATCCGCGAGCTGAAGGCGCAGGCCCCGGCCGTCTATCGCCTGACGGCGGACATGAGCTACCTGAAGGAGCGGGTCACCGAGCTGCGCGACGTCGAGGAGGAGCACTACCAGGATCTGCGCAGCACGCTGAACGAGATCCAGCGCCAGATATACGCGCGCGGCGCCAGCCCGACGGCCATGCCGGCGGCGGCGATGGGGCCGCATGCGCAGCTGAAGGCAATGGAGTAGCGGTGATGACCGAAATATGGAAAGACGTGCCGGGGTTTGAAGGGCTCTACGAGGTGTCGAGCCACGGCCGGCTGCGCTCACTGGGTCGCCCGGTGCTCACGGGCAACGGCCAGCTGCGTCGATATCGTGAGCGGACTCTCGTTACTCCGCTGACCGCCGCTGGATATCCGCATGCTCATTTGCGTCGCGGCACTTCGGGCGGACAAACGGTGCTTGTGCATCATCTCGTTGCAGCGGCATTCATTGGCCCGCGACCGGACGGCGCCGACGTTCGTCACCTGAACTGCATTCCGGCCGATAACCGGGTTGAGAACCTTGCATACGGTAGTCGCATCGAGAACCTGCAGGACAGCGTCGCGCTCGGGCGGATGTGTCATGGCGAGTCCCGGCCCGCTGCGAAACTCTCTGACGATGCCGTCCGGTTGATGCGCGCCCTACATGCCGCCGGACTCGCAACTCATCGATCGCTTGCGGAGAACTTCGGTGTTTCGCCGAGCGTCGCAGGGCGCGCAGTCGCTGGGCACACGTGGAAGCATGTGAGCTAACCGCATGGCTCAGATTGTTTTTGATCGCTTCAGCTCGGGTCTCGATCGCCGCAAGTCGCGCGACACGGCGGGGGCGGACTCGCTCTACGAACTGCGCAACGCCCAGGTATCGGCCGGCCACGAGCTCGTGAAGCGGGCCTGCGCCGGCATCATCGCGACGCTAATGTCGTCCTCGGTCGCGCTGCGCGCGGCCCTGGGCAAGCTGAACGTGTTCTCGTCGGACATGGCGGCGACGGTGGGCAATCCGCTGTTCGCGATGAACTACCTGCCGCACCCGACGGACAGCGCGCGGATCCTGGCCCGGGTGCACAGCATGGAGGCCTTCCGCGGCTACCTGTACGTCGCGGCCGAGTACGACGACGGCAGCAAGTTCCACCACTACCTGGACGCGGGCAGCACCTCGAGCACGCCGAGGTTCGCCTCGCCGGCGTGGGCAGCCAGCACTGCCTACGCGACGGCCTCGCCGCACTTCGTGACGCCCACCACGCCGAACGGGTTTCGCTACGAGTGCACGACCGGCGGCACCAGCGACAGCAGCGAGCCGACGTGGCCGACGACGGTGGGCGCGACGGTCGTCGATGGCACGGTGACCTGGACCTGCCGCTCCTTCGTCGTCGTCGACACCAACTGCCCGCACCACGAGTCGTTCGCCGTCGGCGTGCAGAAGATCTTCAGCCCGGATGGCGAGGTCGTGCGTTTCTGCGCGACGGCCAACGCGCGCGACTGGACCACCTCGAGCGACGCCGGCTACCTTGCCACCGGTAGCCACCAGAGCGACAGCAGCGAGGCGCTCGCCGTCGGCCGCTTCAAGGCCAACCTGGCCGTCTACTTCGCCGACGCCATCCAGGTGTGGACGCTGGACCCGGATCCAGATCTCATCCTCCTGCAGGACATCGTCTCCAACACCGGCACGCGCTTCCCGCGCTCGCCCGGCATCGTGTCGCAGGACACGCTCTACCTCAGCGACAACGGCTTCCGGTCGATCCAGCTGTCGCAGAACACCGACCAGCTGCAGGACAGCGACATCGGCGCGCCGATCGACTCGCTGGTGAAGCCGATGATCACCGATGCGCTCGAGCCGTTCAGCGAGTGGTATCCGCAGGCCGGGCAGTTCTGGTGCGTGTTCGACGAAACCGTGTGGGCCTTCACGTACTCGCGCACCTCGAAGGTCAACGCGTGGTCCGAGCTGCGCTTCCCCTGGCGCGTCGACGACGTGACCGTGCTCAACGGCAGGTTCTATCTGCGCCAGGCCAACGACGTCTACGTGCTGGACGAGAACACCCATCAGGACGGCACCGAGGCGCCCGAGGTCGTCATCGAGCTGCCGTTCCTGGACTTCAAATCGCCGGGCGTGCTGAAGCTGATCCAGGGCATGGACGTCGTCGGTCGCGGCACCTTCGAGGTGTCGTTCAAGTACCGCGCGACGGACGCTGCGGGCAACCTCGTCGAAGGCGAAACCGACCCGGTGACGATCACGACCAACAGCATGCCGGGCCCGCTGATCCCGGTGGAACTCTGCACGACGGCGATCGCGCCGCGCTTCCGTCACCAGGCCAACGAGGGGTTCCAGATCTCTCGGTTGGCATTCATTTACGAGAACCTGGGAGCACTCTGACATGGCGTACAGCCGATTCGATTACACCCAGTGGGGCACCGGACTCGACTCGCAGGGCCTGCCGCGCGATCCAGCGAAGGTCGCCGAGTTCTACCGCCAGGTGCAGGCGCAGCCGGGCAATGCGTACAACGCCGGGATCATGAAGGGCGTGCAGGCCTACGCGAAGAACAACCCGGGCAACCCCAGCGACCCACTGTGGCTGACGAACGCACTCGACTGGTACTGGCGCGACATTCAGCGCAAGAGCCAGAAGGTGCACTCACCGCTGGGCGACTTCGGCCTGCCGCTGACCATCGCAGGCGCAGCGCTCGGCGGTGCCGGCCTCCTCGGCGCCTTCGCCCCCGGCGCGCTCGGTGGCGCCTTCGCCCCCGGCACGCTGGGCGGCACGATCGCAAGCGTCGGCTCGAAGGCCATCAACGGCATCAAGGCGATCGGCGGCGCGGCCTCGAGCTTCATGGGGGGCGGCGGCAGTGGCGGCGGCGGTGCCGGCAGCGCGCTCGCTTCGGCGCTCCCGCAGCTGGTCGGCGCCGGGATCTCCTACTTCGGCGGCGAGGACGACCCCTACGAGAAGCAGCTGCTCGCCGCGCGCAACGCCGAGGCGCAGCGCCAGACCGCGCGCGACGCCAACGCCGGCGTCGTCAACAGCACGCTGAACAACCAGGACGACTACTACAACCGGCTGCGCTCGAGCGTGTTCGACTACCAGAAGAACGCGCTGGACACGCGCAAGACGGACGAGGAGCGGGAACTCAAGTTCGAGCTCGCGCGCCGCGGCCACCTGGGCGGCTCGCAGGAAGTCGACGCCATCGGCGATCTGACCCGCCTGTACCAGCAGGGACTGCTCGATGCCGGCACGCTGGCGGACAACACCGTCAGCAGCGTGCGCACCAACGATCAGGCCGTGAAGCAGCAGGCGCTTGCGTCGGTGCTGAACGACGCCGATGCGAACCAGGCCATCCAGAACGCCGTCAACCAGTCGAACCTGGGCTCGGCGCAGGCGCTGGACACGGCCAAGGGGCAGAACCTGGGCGACGTGTTCACGGGGCTGTCGTACCTCTACCAGCAGGGTCAGCAGAAGAAGGAACGCCAGCGCGCGACCGTCGACTACTACAGTCGGCGCGGCGGCAGCGGCGTCGGCCCGGCATCCAGCTACAGCGGTTCCGTGAACCGGAAGGTGGCGTGACATGAGTGATCTCTGGAACGCGCTGCTCTCGATCGGCCTGCAGGGCGCGGGCTACCTGGTCAAGAACCGGGCCGAGGAGAAGGCCGCCGACAAGCGCTCGGCCATCCTTCGTGAGATCGAGGCGCTGAACAATCAGGCGATGAACCAGAAGCTGGCCATCACGCAGAACCAGGTGGCGTCGTACGCGCCCGCCGCGCGCGTCGAAGCGCTCGATCGCCTCGAGCGTCAGGCCACCGGCCGGCTGCAGGCCGACCTCGTCGGGCCGGACACGGCCGTCGATGGGCCCACCTACGGCGGCAAGGTGTCCGAGGCCTTCACCACCGGCAAGGCGCAGCGCGCGGCCGACGAGCTGCGCTACGCGACGAAGCTGGCATCCCTGATGGGACGCGTCGCGGCGCCTGCGGATCTCGCGCTCGAGCAGGGCTACGCAAACGCGGACGCACAAACTGCGCGGGCGACTGTCAACTCCGACGCGCAGGGCGGCATCGACAATCGATACCTTGCGTTAAATGCCGTCGAGCCAAACGGTGGTCACATGTTCGCCGGCAACTTCTTGCACGGTGCTGGGCTTGCCATTGGCACGCCGCGCGACACTTCCTTCGGGGCTCCCGCGGCTGCCGGTGGTGCCTCGCAGATCCCGCCCGGCACGCCGCCCGCCGTGAAAGCTCAGATCGGCAATCAGGTGCCGGGCCGCCGCACCGGCGTCGATCGCTCCTCGCTGAATGCTTCGCTCGGCCGCAGCGGTGCCGCGCCGGGCCAGCCCAGGCCGGGCAGCGCCGCATACTGGGGAAACCGCCGATGAGATTCCGCACGTTCCAAGGCGCTCGCGCCGGCATCAACGACGTCGTGCGCGCACTCTCCGCGCCGGGCGGCGGCGCGTACAACGACACCATGCGTGACCTGGCCTACGTCGACAGCGCGCAGGCCGGTGCGCGGCGCGACGACAGCGAGACCTCGCTCAACCAGCAGAAGTTCGACGCACGCAACTCGATCGCCGGCGCGCTGCAGGGCGTGCCGCTCCCGCCGGGACTCTCGCCCGATGTCGTCTCGTCGCTGTTCGTCGGCAGCGAGAACCCGAACTTCCGCGACTACACGCAGGGCATGGTCGACATGGGCGGCACGCAGGCGCAGGGACTGGCGCTGGATGCCGCGCAGCGCGGCGACACCGCTGCGATGAACCGCTTCAACACGGTCACGAAAACCGGCGAGACGTACGAGCCGTTCGCGATGACCGAGGCCGGCGTCGTCGACCAGGGCACCGGTGCGTACAGCGTCAGCGATCTCGCGCGAGCGCGCGAAGGACAGGCCAACGCCGCAGCCGCCAACAGCATGGCCGGCGCGCGCGCGAACGATGCACTGGCCGCGCAGCGCGGCTTCATGGAAGTCTCACCCGGCGCGACGGTCTACGGTGTGCCCGGCAATCCAATTCTCGATGCGCTCCCGCGCGACGCAGCAGCACCAGACGCGGCCGCCGGCGGTCCTGCGAGCCCGCTCGACAGTTCGCTCGACGCGCTCGTCACGGCGCCGCCGACCCCGAGCCAGCAAGGCGGGGCAGCCGGCAAGCCCACCGAGTCGAGTCGCAAGTACAGCGAGCTCGTCGCGCTCGGCGTCCCGCCCGAGACCGCGCGCGGGACGGCGTACGGCACGATTCGTCAGGTCACCGACGCGCGCGGCAATGTCGTGCTCGTGGATGTCGCATCGACGAATGTGCTGGGCACGCTGAAGACGGATCCGCGCACCGGCCAGACAGCATGGCAGCCGTCGCAGGCTCCGCCTCCCGCTGCACCTGGCGGCATCGCGCAGCCAACGACGCAGGCCGAATACGACGCGCTGCCGAGCGGTGCGATCTTCATCGACCCCGACGACGGCCAGCAGTACCGGAAGCCCTGACGATGCCGCGCTTCGCTGGGATCCCTGTCACCGCACCTGCGGCACCGACGACCGCACCTGCGGCGCCGGCCGGACAGCTCTCGCCAGGCAACATCGACCTGACGAAGCGTCCCGTGGTGCGAAATCCAGACGGCTCGATCTCGACCGTCCGCTCGATGTCCGCCAACTTCGACGGGCGCGAGGTGCTCATCCCCACGGTGAGCGACGACGGCCGCATCCTGTCCGACGACGAAGCGATCGACGCGTATCGCCGCACCGGTCGACACCTCGGCATGTTCGACACCCCGGAGCACGCGACGTCGTATGCGCAGTCTCTGCACAACGACCAGGCTGCGATGTATGGAGAGCGCAAGCCGACCGGCCGCCCTCGCTTCGCTGGCGTGCCTGTCGAGCAGCCTGCGCCCGAGCCACCGTCGCTGATCGACCGCGCGCTGGACGCAATCGCGCCCGCTGCGCGCGATGCCTGGAACACCGCGACCGACATCGGCCAGGTCTATCCCGTGCTGGAAGCTGGCGCGAATCTCGCGACGCAGGCAGTGGCAATGCCCGTGGCCGGGCTCTCCGGCATCGGCGCGGCGATCGGCAACCTCGCGGGCCTGACGGACGCGGAGCCCGCGGAGGTCGTGCAGGACGTCGGCAACGCGCTCACCTACCAGCCGCAGACCACGCGCGGCCAGCGGTTCACCGGCGTCGCGATGCAGCCGTTCGAGCTTCTGGCCGAGGCTGGCAACGCCGTGGGCGAGACGGTCGCAGATGCGCCGGCGACGGCGAACACAGTGCAGTCGCTTGTCGATCAACTGCCGGGCGTGTCGGAGGACAGCGCAGCTGCCGCCGGACGTGCGACCGCGCCCGCGCTCGGCGCTGCCGCGAACGCGGCGTTGCAGGTTTTCGCGCCGATCGGTGCCGGACGGGGGATCGCCGCCGGAGGCCGAGCACTTGAGGCGCGCCGCTCTCCGGTTGTCGACGCACTCCCTGAGGCCGACCCCGTGCCGCCACCGATCGAGCCTGCCGCGCAGCCGATCGTGCCGACGCCTGTCAGGCCGGAGCCGCCGCGCGCTGTCGTGCCGGAGCCTGCTCAGCAGCCAATGCCCGCACGCCGGCCACCAGAGGATCTGCCGCGACCGATCGAAGACATCGAAGCTGCACCGCCGCCGGATGCACCCGCAGTGCCGCCTGGTGCAAAGGTGCCGCCGGACGCGCTGCCGCCCGTTGAAACCCCGCGACCGCAGGTCGATACTCTGGCCAGAGGTGCCGCCGATGAAACCCCAGGACGACCCGCTGGATCTGGACTACGAGCCGGAGAAGACGTTCTCTCAACTGTTGAAGGAGGGCGTCCCGCACAAGGGTGGGCTAGCACTACTCGCATCCGCCGAGGAGGAAGCCCTGCGACGCTCTACCGAGGAAGCCGCAGCGAGCTCTCCCCCGAGCGATTCGCCCCCGAATCCCTCGGCGTCAGCAGCGGACACCCCAGCAGCGGGCTAGGCGTCTGGTTCACAAACTCGCGGCGTGACGCGGGCAGCTATGGCCCGCGCATCAGCGAACACCATCTCGATCTCCGCAATCCCAAGGTCTTTCGCGCTGACGAGCTGCCGGGCTTCGACACGGTCGCCGAGGCTCAGGCATTCCGGAAGAAGCTCGAGGCCGCTGGGTTCGATGGGATCGTCATCACCGCCCGGCACCTGAAGGGGCCGACGCACGTCGTCGCATTCAAACCCGGCCAGGTCATCCGGGCGCGCGCGAAGCCGCCTGCCGCAGAGACGCCCAAGCCGCGCACCGACGACGCGGAGCCTTCGCAGGTCGAATCCCGCGGCAGTGCGCTGCAGGTCAATTCGTTTGCGCCGGGCGGCACGTACGTTGGCTTCATCAACGACAACGTGCCGAAGCCGCCGTCGGGCGGGCAGGGTGGTGCGGGTGCCGCTGCGAGCGCTGGGGCGCGGCCGGCGGGCTCAGGCACGGTCGAGAAGCCTATCCGCCGCGAGGATGTCCTGCGGCCGTTCCTGAAGGCGCTGAACATTCCGGTGTACCAGGGCGGCGTGAAGGGCAAGGGCGTGATGGGCTGGTATCGTCCGCGCGCCGAGACTGTCCGGATAAAGAACAAGTCGGATCTCGAAACCACCGCCCACGAGGTCGCGCACCACATCGACGACCGCGCCTTCAACGGCTTCCGCACCGACAAGACCGACAAGTCGCGACCGAAGTCGCGGCCCTGGGAGACCGGCCCGAAGGCGGCCGTCTACGCGAAGGAGCTGAAGGGCGTCTCCTACGATTCGAACAAGGCCTACGAGGGCTTCGCCGAATTCGTCCGCCTCTACATGACGCAGCCCGACAAGGCGCGCGCCGCGGCACCCGAGTTCTCGAAGTGGTTCGACGACTTCGTGAAGACACACGAGTTCGGCCCTGCGATCCGTGAAGCGCAGGCCGGGATGTCGGCGTGGTGGGCACAGGATCCGCTCGCGCGCGCAGCTTCGAAGATCGGCGAGCAGAAGCCGCTGAACGACGTCATGGACACCTGGCGCGACGAGCTGCGCCAGTCAGTGTTCGACGATCTCCACGGCATCGCGAAGATGGAAACCGAGATCACCGGCAGCACGGAAGGCCTCGGCGCCTACCAGACCGCGCGCCTCGCCCGCGCGGCCTACAGCATTGTCGACGGCGCGCTCTCGCTGGGCGCGCCGAAGGTGAAGGCCGACGGCTCTCACACGTTCGTGGGCAAGGGCCTCGAGCAGATCCTCGAACCGGTCGCGCGCGATCTCGACAACTGGACGCTGTACGCCGTCGGCCGCTCGGCGAAGGAGCTGTTCCAGCAAGGCCGCGAGAAGCTGTTCACCGCGAACGAGATCCGGGCGATGATCGCGCTGGAAACGCCGGAGTTCCGCCAGGCCTTCGCCGATTACCAGCAGTGGAACAAGGCCGTCGTCGATTTCGCTGAAGCGAAGGGCCTGATCAATCCGCAGACGCGCGCGCTGTGGCAGCGGTCGGAATACCTGCCGTTCTACCGCGCGGGTCAGAACGCCGCGACGAAGCGGAAGGGCGGCGTCGAGGGCAACTGGAACGGCATCCAGCGCCTGACCGGCGGCACCGGCAACATCCGGAGCGTGCTGGGCAACATGATCCAGAACGCATCGCACCTGATCGCCGAATCGCTGAAGAACGAAGCCCGCGTGAAGGTCGCCAATCTCGCCGACAAGGTGCAGGGCGGTGGCAAATTCATGACGAAGATCCCGAAAGCGAACAAGGCGGTCGCCATCGACCGCGAGCAGATCATGCGCTACGTCGCCGACATGCTCGGCATCAAGCCCCGCGAGCTGCAAGGGGGCGGCGGGCTGGTCTCCTATCCCCCCGAATGGCAGCCAGTCATCGACCAGCTGGTGAACCAGTTCGCGCAGGAGCCGGGCTTCATCCAGTTCTGGATGCGCAACCAGGCGCCGAAGGGTGACAACATTGTCGCCGTGATGCGCGAGGGCAAGCCCGACTTCTACGAGGTCGGCGATCCAATCCTGTTCCGCGCGCTGCAGTCGCTGAACCGCCCGGGGCAGAACATGGTGGTGCGTTTCCTGTCATGGTTCCGGCGCATCGGCCAGTCGTCAATCACGCTGACCCCAGACTTCATCGCTGCCAACGTCGCGCGCGACACCATCCTGGCCGGCGTGATGAGCCGCAGCGGCTTCCGGCCGATGGTCGACTCGATTCAGGGCATGAAGTCGCGGCTCCTGCGCGACGAGAACTACCGCGAATTCATCGCCAACGGCGGCGGCCTGTCGTCGCACCTGCTCGACGAGCAGTCCTTCCGCGGCCACCTCGAGCGCTTCTATTCGAAGCGGGGCATCAACATGCAGACGGTGATCAACACGCCGACGAAGCTGCTTTATGCCCTCGAAACGCTGGCCGACGCGGCCGAACTGTCGACGCGCGTGGGCGAGTATCGGCGCGCGCGGCAGAAGGGCATGAGCCCGCGGGAGTCCGCCTACCAGGCGCGCGAGATCTCGACCGACTTCGCGATGCGTGGCGACAACCCGACGGTCGGTGTGCTGTACGACACGGTGATCTTCCTGAAAGCCGCGATGAACAGCATGGACCGCCTCTACCGCGGCGCCGTGAAGGACCCGCAGCGCGCGCAGATAGCCGCGAAAACCGGCATGCTGGCGCTCGCTTCGATGTGGCTCTACAGCGTGAACCGGGACAACCCGGTCTACCAGGATCTCGAGGACTGGGACAAGGACACGCACTGGCACTTCTTCGTGCCGAAGCCCGGCGTCGCCGACGATGCGCCGCCGGACGAGCGGTACCACCACTTCCGATACCCGAAGATCTGGGAGATCGGCGCTGTGTCGTCGCTTGCCGAGCGCTCGCTGGCAGCGATGATGGACGACGACAAAGACGGCCTCGGCGGCGACTTCGCGCGCATCCTTGGCAATCTGTTCCATGTGCAGCTGATCCCGCAGGCCGTGCAGCCGCTCTACGAGCAGGCCACGAACAAGGACACATTCACCGGCCGGCCGATCGAAACGATGGGCATGGAGAGCATGGCGAAGTGGGCCCGCGCCGCCCCGCAGACGAACCGCACCCTGACCGAGCTCGGCGTTGCCTCGCGGAACCTGCCCGAGGCGCTGCAGGTGAATCCCGTGCGCACGGAGGCGCTGCTGCGCGGCTACTTCAACACCTGGGCGATGTACGGCCTGGCGCTCTCGGACGCGGCGCTGTTCGACGACAAGCCGACGATGCGGGTCGACGACTACCCCGTGATCCGCCGGTTCTACGCAGCCGATCCGCAGCGGCACACTCGGTACGAGACCGAGTTCTACGACATGCTGCGCGACGCCACCGAGCTGCGGCGGACGATGAAGCAGATGGACAAGACCGGCCGCCCCGAGATTGCGGGCGAGCTGCAGGCCGAGCCCCTGCAGGGCGAGTACACGTTCCTGTCGAAGATGCAGACCCGGCTGCGCGCGATCTATGCCGACCAGCGCGAGGTCTACCGGGACAACACGCTCAGCCCGGACGAGAAACGCCAGCGCCTCGACGACCTCGCGCGCGAACGCAACGAACTGCTGAAGGGCGTCGTGCAAGGCGTCAACGAACGAAAATCGCTCGAAGGCATCGAGCCATGAATCGCGGGGCGCGGCCAGTGAACACCATGCAAAGGCTGACCTCCCCACGCATGCACGGCCGCGTCCCGCACCCATAGGAGACCGAGAAGATGGCGCAACCAGCCCCATTCAACCCGACGACGGACTTCAGCGACGAGGCCGCCAGTAACGCGGCCGGGCGCAGCACGGTCAACCCGACGAAGCTGGATGCCGAGTTCGCGAACATCGAGACGACGCTCGATCAGACGCTGACAAACCTGGCCCTCATCCAGCGCGACGACGGCAAGATCCGCGACGGCAAGGTCGAACTGCACACGCTCAGTGCCCAGGTGCGCGCGCTGTTCGCGACCGCTGGCGCGACTATCCGGGGCGACTGGGTGACGGCCACCAGCTACGCCGTGAAGGACATCGTGACCGAGTCGGGCGCCACCTACATCTGCGCCACGGCGCACACCTCGGGCACGTTCAACACCGACCTGGCTGCCGACAAGTGGGTGATGCTCATGTTCGCGCCGAGCGCGCTGTCCGCGGCTGGCGTCTCGAACACCCCGGCCGGCAGCATTGCCGCGACGAACGTGCAGGACGCGATCGACGAGCTGGACGGCGACATTGCCACGGTCGCGGCTGCGGTTCTCGCGATTGAAGAAGTGCCGCTCGCCGGCGGCACGATGACCGGACTGCTCGTGCTGTCAGGCGACCCGACGGCCGCGCTCGGCGCGGTGCCGAAGCAGTATGCAGACGCGATCCCCGCCGGGCGTCTGGCGGGCCATTGCCGACTCGAGTACGTGTCGTCGAGCCAGATCAAGCTGATGCCGTTCAACGGCAACAAGCTGTTCATCAACGGCGAGTGGCTGGCTATCCCAGCCGCCGGCGTCACGCTCGCCAACACCGGGCTTACGGCCGCCACGGTCTACCGCATCTACGCCTACAAGAGTGGCAGTTCGATCGCGCTCGAGGCATCGACCACGGCGCGCGCGACGGACGCCACCTACGGCCACGAGATCAAGAACGGCGACGCGACCCGCACGCTCGTCGGTATCGTCTACATGGGCGCCGGCACCCCGGGCACGTTCGTCGACAGCGCGACGCAGCGTTTCGTGCGGTCCTGGTTCAACCGTGGTCGGCGGTCGACGATGCAGAATGCGCTCAGTGCCGGCGCGTCGATCGGATATTCTCCGTGGCAGCAACTTTCGACCTCGGCGCGCGTCGAGTTCGTGGCGTTCTCCGACGACCAGGTGACTGCGGAGGCTGGCATGACCGCTTACGACAGCGGCGGCGCCACCTGCCAGTTCTTTATCGGCGTCGGCTTCGACTCGACTACGACGACGACCGGCGGCACTGCGACGGTCATCGTGCCTGCGGCGAACAAGTTCGTGAACCTGAACGCCGGCGGCTCGCCCGCCAGTCTGAGCGAAGGCTACCACTACGCGTCGCTGCTCACAGGCATCGCCACGGGCACGACGCCGCTGGTGGCAAGCGGCGCGCCCTACGCCTGGATCAAAGCGGAGCTGATGCCGGCATGAAAACCGTGAACCTGCCGAAGATCGTCGATGAGTTGCGCGCGGCGAAGCTGTGGGGGCTACCCTTCACCATCCGAGGCGACGGCGTGATCGAATCCGACCGGTTGACCGACGAGCAGCGGCGAGACATTGCCGCGGTGGTGGAGGCGCACGACGCGACGACGCCGCGCGACCCCGAAGTCGTGCGCGGCCAGGAGCGCGCCGAGGCGCTCGCCGCGCTGCTCGGCATCCCGCTCGCCGAGGCGGCGCTCGATGGCTTCCTGAAATCGATCAAGGCGCGGCCCGATCTGCCGGCGGCCGCGCGCGACTACATCGAGAAGCACAAGCTGTAAGCCGCCGTGTCCTCGACTGCGAATCTCTGTAGTGTGACCGCGAGTGTGGGTCAGGCAGATCCGACGGCGGGCGTGAACTGGTCCGACGCGCACCTGGTTTCAGCCCGCACGTCATTGGCGATAGACTCCAAGGGCTCGAATCGCCGGATGAAGGTGCGCCATGAAACGGGAATTGGAAGAAATCCGAGCCCTCGCCAAGCAGAAGCTTAGCGAGGGCTCGGAGCCGCCGTGGACGTGGTATCAGTACATGAAACTCGTCGAGGCAGCCGAAGCCCTGTTGGCAGGGATGAGCTCTGTTACGCGAACGGAGAGTTCACTGCGATCCGAGCAGCTACCGGGAAACGTTCTCCCAATATCGGATTCCAGGTGTCGGCGAGGTACGCCTCAACCCCATCCAGAAACAGGGCCGGTACAGTTGCCCACGTGACGTAGAGTCCGTGCACTCTGTAAGCGAGCACCTCTCGGTCCGCGCGGTGGGCCGTCAGACGGGCAGTAATATTGCCTTGCCCAACGCGAACCACCCGGCTCGGATTGCCGCCGTGCCAGATGATGTAGACCCCGGTCGTATTGACACCCGAGAGGTCAACCCACTCTAATGACAGCCACTGGTTCGTGGTCGATTTGATCCAACGCAGTTCCATATAACTAGATCTCCTACAACAGCATTGATGAATGGCCGAGGTAGCCCGTTGCACCGGGCGTTGACCCTCGGCATTTTTGTGTCCCAACGGGCATCCCAGCTCCGCGCCGCGAGTCGCGGTTCGTCGCTAGATTGCTCAATGTTTCACCAATCCAGTTCACCACCAGATACCGGGTCGTGCAAGCCCCAAACCACTACATCCTGTGCATCGGGCTGTGCTTTCGTGCCTCGAAAGATATGCGCAATCTGGGGATAAGTCGGGAATCCGCTTGTAAATCAGGCAGTTAGAGAGACGTAAAGGAACGGCAGGGAGAGAGTTGAGGATCCGACCACTTGTGGTGTGTGCAAGTTCAAAGCCGACGTCGCGTACGCGTCACACGATACTAGGATAAGTCGAGAAATCGCACGTAAGTGCTGGTGCCCGGAGCCGGAATCGAACCGGCACGGCCTTGCGGCCTCCGGATTTTAAGTCCGGTGCGTCTACCAATTCCGCCACCCGGGCAGCGGGGCTCCATCTTAATCGCTCGTTTACGCCTTGTGCGCACCCGGTTCACTC